ACATAAAGGGCCGGACCAGTGACCAAGCTCACCGAAGAGTGTCAGCTAAACGAGCGTGAGCTTGCGAGGGCATCAGAAATCGCCAACGCAACATTGCGTGCGACTGCTGGCCAGCAGCGCGGCATGCGGTTCGAGGTGATGGCCATCCTGCTTGCAAATGAGGTTTACGACATCGCGGGCGTTGTAAATATGGGCGGATCACAGGCCGACGCGGAAAAGCTCATGGACGACATGATGAATTGGCTCACCGAGCGCGCGATGGAGCTTCATGCGGAAGTTGCCATGGATGGCGTTGAAAAGACCACGAAGCAATAACGACACAAAGGGCCGGGTCATGCGTCTGACGTACTGGAAGTTTCGCACACAAGCCGCAGCATTGAGCGTTCGGTATTCAGTGCTGCGGATGGTGTGGCGGATCACCGGACGCGGACCTAGTGCCGAGCAACGACAGATGATGCTAACGCGCCTGCGTTGGCATGCGAACAAGAAATAGAAAAAGGCCCGCTTGGTTCGACTGAACCACTAGAGCACTTCGTAAGACAGCCAAATTAACTAACAAAATCATGGTGGGAAGTACCGGATTCGAACCGATGACATCTTCGGTGTAAAAGAAGTGTTCCATCGTGAAATGACCGGAAACAAACAAATCTAGCCGCCTGCAATAGCACCATTTGACACCGTAGCTAACCCGATTCGGGTGAAGACGTACCAGGGAGCACTTCGGGATGCATTGTCGCTTTTGCGGAAAGCATAAGGATGAGGTCAAGAAGCTCATTGCTGGGCCTGACTCGATGATTTGCGATGAGTGCGTCGTCCTTATGCACGGCATGCTGATGCCGTCCGAGTCCGAAGCGGCGGGCCAACCGCCAGAAGAAGACGAGGCTTTGGCGGAGATGTTTGAGGAAAACGCCAGACAGATTCGCGAACGGTTGAAAGCGAAACCCTAGACGCAGGAGAGCGGTGAGTGGGGAAGAACCACAGCACCAACAAGGAACGGTCGCATGTTGCTCGCAAAAAAGCACGCAAGGCAAGGCACAACAGGAACATGCAGTCAGCATCTAAGCGGCGGCGAAAGGAGCAGGCCCGTGCCTATTGGCGAGGCGAGTGCGACCACCCGGCATGACGTTACCGACGAAGAGTTTCGCGCATGCGGATACACCGGCCATGCGCGAAATTTTCCGTTGTCCGATGCTGCGTTTCTGGAAAAATGTCGTTTCAACGGTGCAGATCCGTTGAAAGTGCCGAGGGCGTGGCGCTTCGCTCCGAACGAGTTCATGCGAAAGCATTGGGAAGACAAGGCTACTTCCTCCTAAGCCTCATGTCGATGACATCGGCAGCGGGCTTTAGCGTGTTCGGGTCTGTCTTGACGTAAATGCTTCTGGTTGTGTTCGGGTTCTTGTGGCCGAGCAGCTTGGCGGTGAGTTCCATTGAGATCCCGCCATTCACTGACCAGCTTGCCGCCGTGTGTCTCAGGATATGCGGCGTCACGTCTTTCAGACCCGCCCGTCTGGTTGCCGCCTCGAACCCCTTCCTGATCTTCTTCACCGGCTGCTCTGCCCATTCAATCACGTAGTCAGTGAGTGCGCCGGCCTTTGCTTCGAGCAGTGCGACCCGTGCCAGGTCTGAGATCGGCACCACAGCACGGCCTTTTCGTACCGTCTTGAGCAATGGGTTATCCGGCTGGTCTGCCCGGAGGTCTATGGTGCCCCGGTCAAAGTCCACATGGCTCCATTTCAGCTCGAGCAGTGCCGCAGATCTTGCCGCCGTCGTAATCGCCAGCACCACGAACAGCCTGACATGCGGCATGTGGCAGGCGTCAATAAGCCGGATCACTTCGTCTTCGGTGAGTACCCGGGAGCGGGGCTGAGGCTTCTGCGGTAGCCAGACGTAGGGCGCTCGATCGATCACGCGGCGCTTAGCTGCCCAGTTCAGGCAGGACCGGAGCAAGGTTAGCTCTGTCCAGATGGTGCCCTGAGAAACGCCCTCAGAAAGCCGCTGACGGGCATAATCTCGGCAGGGGTTGGCATCCACCACATCAACAGGCATGCCGCTAAATCGCGGCGCTAGGGCCTTCCAGTGATAGTCGAAGTTGGCAACCTGCTTGCCGTCTAGTTCCCGGTCCGCCCGGTAAGCTGTGAACAACTCCCCGACCGTGACGGCTTGTGAGGCTTGCAGCCTCTGGACCTTGCGCGCGAAGGTCTCAAGCAATTGCCTAGCTGTTACTTCGCTGGTCCCATCAGGGCCAAGGACTCGTCGCTGTTTCTTGTCGTCTGCGTTCCAGACGACGACTGGCCGGCCATTGAGCTGCCCGAGCCGGTACTTGCCGACTTGATACCTTCGCCACCGCTTTCCCATCTCGCGACCTCATCAGCCGAGATCCTATGAACGCGCGACCCTAGCGGGAAGGTCTTGAGTCTGCCAGAGTTGATGAGGGTATAGATATGCTTCTCTGAGCAGCCCCATCGTTCGGCCAGTCCCGCCACTGAATACGGCCTCAGTGCATCCCCTGCTGTGGGCTTCATGGGGAGGGCTCCTGTTCGCTCTCCCGCCTGCAATACTCGCAGTCAGGGTGTGCTTCGTCGTACAGGTGCGGCGCGTCGTACTCGCGATAGTGGGTCGGCATGTCGCGCTTGGTGCGCTCGTCGGCAAGTATCAGCCGCGCCAAGTGCACCCACTGGCACCATTGCCCTTCAGCAAAGTCGTTGCCGTTGCGCGGGCTGTACGAATGAAACCAGTGTTCTCCGAGGCTGCCGCCAACGATTGCGAGGCGCTTGCCAGCTTTGACCATGTCTTCGCTCATCCCTTTCCCTCCCCTAGAGCGGCGTCAATGGCGGCGGTGAATAGCTCGCTGTCACGAGGATGGCTGAGCCTACCCATTGCTCCGATCATCCTCTCTGTCGGCTCCCGTATAGCCATGAGGGAGGCGCGGGCGATGCCGACGTATCGTTCGAAGTACCAAGAAGGATAAACGTCCGTGTCTCGCCACCCAGCCGGGTCGCAGCCGTCAGCGGCAAACGCGGCTTTGCCCGCTAGTTCAAGCTCCGGTGTGTTGCTGTTGCTCATGTCTTGTCTCCGGGAGGGGGAGGGAGGGGGAGATAGTGGGTTGGCTTTCTGAACGGGTACTCGTCCATGCGGCCAACTTTCATCATGGCGGGCAGTTTCGTTCTCCCAATATCTTTCGGGAAATAAAGTAGCGCTTCGCCAAGTTTCGGCGCGTTCTCAAGATCGAACCTTCACTCCGTCCTCTCTCTGAGGCGGGTGATCTCGGCAATGGCAGCGCCGGATGCATCGCTCAATTCGACAATCATGCCTGCCACCTCTGGCGTAGCGTGCTCGCTAGCCCAGGCGGTGGCGCGCAAACACGCGCGCGATAGACGATCCAGAACGTCACTCATTGCCGCCTCCACGGATGGCCTGGGCGAGTTCATCGGCCATGTCCTTGAAGTGAGAATTGCAAATTTGCCACGTCTCAGCGTCGCCATTACTCAACTGGCTGTAGCTGTTTGACACTTCAACTTGCTTCTTAATGCGGCCGATGATCGGGCTCACCTTCTCATCAATATCCGCCCTCACCTCTGCCTCTATGAGAGGGAGGATGGAAAGGAGGGCTGCTTGCATGGTGATCCAGCTCACACGTTCGTCTTGACGGTAAATAGTGTCGATCGCCTTCTCGACCCACTCGTCTTTAAGCTCGATGCTCATGCTGGCCCCATCAGTTTAGACACCGGAACTTCCAGCGCTTCTGCGATCACAACGATACGGCCAGCACTCACACGGTTGCGGCCGGACTCGTACTTCTGCACCTGCTGGAAGGTCACGCCGATGCGTTCCCCAAGCACCGTTTGAGTGACGCCCTTCTCGTTCCGCACCTTGCGAATCCTAGCGCTGATCGCCTTGTCGATCTCTGATGCTGTGCGTCTGGTCATTGCCGCCTCCGCCTGAATTGTCCTGATCTCGTGTGCTCGGTAGGAACGAAGTGCTTCGTGTAAACGCGCCGGTCGTGACCGTGCTCTGCGTGGTCGTCTGCGTCCTTCTCAGGCCAGCACCACTCGCAGGAAATCCCAAGATTGCTGTCGTCGTCAGTGCCGCCGTTTTCGAGCGCGTCACCATGCTCGACGCGCCAGCGGTCACGCGGTCCGAGCTTGCGCCCGCAGCCCTGTTTCTTGCCCGCCTTCATCCATCCACAACGGCAATCGCAGTTGGCAAACACCCGCGCCCGCCGCTGTGGCGTCATGGGCTTGCGGTCTGCTTGCTGGAATGGGTTGCTCATTTCTTGTTCGCCTCGCGAATAGCGTCGGCAATGTCTCGCAGAGCACTAGCGATGCCGGGGAGACTGGTTGCGATTGTGATCGCCGCAAGGAACGAGACGAACCACAGAGCGTGCTGAAAGAATTGTTCCATCTCTTCCTCGTCATCTCCCCCTCGTCCGTTGCAAAGAACGAGAGGGAGAGGGTTGGTTACTGCAAAGACATTGCAGCGTCGTACTCGGCCGATGCCGCTTCGCTTGGCGTCAGGTCGTCATCGTACATTTCGCGCCAGCATTCGTGCCCGGTTTGCTTGATGTACTCGTGCGCCTCTTCGACAGATGAAACGACACGCTTTGCCAGTTCCCCCGGAAGCTCTGACAGCCACTTTTCAAATGGCACGTCGTTGCTCTTGATGGGCTCTAGTTCGCCACTCATGTCACGCTGCCTTCTTCTTCTTCGACGGCTTCTTCACCGCCTTCACTGCTGGTTTCTTCGTTGCTTTCTTCGCTGCTTTAGCCATGTGGCCCTCTCTGGTTGGTACGCTCACTGATCCATCTCGCGGGCTTGTGCCGCCTTCTCGTTATCTTCCAAGGCGAACCGCTCGCAGAGCCAGTCCAGCGTCTGACGGCGAACCGCAGCGCCCTTGCGGCCTTCAAGCCGTGACATCTCTTCAATGCATGCCATGAGGCATTCCATCTGCGGGTCATAGCCGGCATAGAGGCTTTCGCCAGGAGCGGCTTCGTCTACCTTTGCGGCAGCATCTTTCCAGCCGCCTCGCAGTCTGCGAACAACGCTCATGTCACTTCCCCTTGTTAGCCGGGTACCACCTCAGGCACCTTCGAACGTTGGATAGCCTTCGTCCGTAGTTTGAATTTGGAAAGCGGTGTCCGTTTCGCTGTTGGGTCAGATAGACGGACTGGCACACGGGGTTCGGCGCTAGGCTCGCTGCTGAGCACGAGGCGCACAGCTTGTGGATCGAAGCGGTGGGAACCGCAGGTGTCGATTCTCTCTCCGGTGTCGGCGCGCTTGTTTGCATGGGTGGCCTCGTACTCTCCGCAAATCTGACACTTCATGCCGCCATCTCCTGAAGCGTGACGGTCTTTGCATGAACTTCGGCTAGGAACTCTCTGACCTTGTCTTCGAGGTCCAGCACCAGCACGTCATCGCGTTCGATCCGCTTCACGAACAGCCGCAAGTTTTCCGGCATGCGCGGGTCATAGCTCACGAAGTCGCACCACTTGCGGCCCGTGCATGCCATCTGCCAGTGCATTTGCAGGACGTACTTCTCAGGCACCGCGCCCTTCAAAAGCGTCTCAATCTGTGTGGCCGTGCTCGGGCACTTGATCTCAACGAGGCCATCAGTCCCGACCAATCCGTCAGGGCTTGCGCCGCTCATCTCAATAGTTTCGTGCGGAACGAAATCGACAAGATCGACGGTCACGCCATGGAACATCGAATAGACGGAACGCGCCTCTGCTTCGGTCGCTGTTCCCCATTCCATCGCGGCGTTTGTGTAGCTCTCAGCTACAACACCAGTCAGGCGTTCAGCTATGAGCTGGGCAGCGTAGTTGGCACGGGATGCGCCCCAACCAGTTTTCGTTCTGGCGCAGATGTCGGCCATGCGGGAGGCGGTAGCTTTGCCAAGCCGTAGTGCCTTCCATTCGTCGGAGCCTTGCTCAACCATTGGAGCCCGCCTTGCGCTTGCGAGCGGATAGACCAGCAATGGCCTGAGCAATCTGCTTAGGGCTTAGGTCGTCAAGCTCACCGACAGAGTAGTGATTGCAGATCCAGCTCACGTCAGCCTTGGTTTCTGCAATCAGCGCATTGAGTGCTTCTAGCGTGTGCGTTGGTGAAGGTTGCTCGCCAGCGCGCCGGCCATCGTCATCTGTCGAAGCAGCAAGACCAGCCCCAAGCTTCAGCGTGTAGCGCTGCAAGTACGTTGCAGTGGAGCCGATGCCCTGAATGGCGTTCTTGTTGCCGGAGTCATCGATCGGCGCATGCAACGTGTTCTCTTCTGAGTGGCCGTCGACATGCGAGATGATGCACGTGACCGACAACCGGCCAGCGTCTTGTTTAGTGCGGAACCGATATGACAACCCGTGCTTGGCGAACACCGGATCAATCACCTTGGCAATCTCAGCCAAGTCTTCGTGCCGGTAGTTCGTCCGCCCTTTGGTTGACGTGAAATCGACTTGACGGTTTTTGAAGATCGTCGGGATTTCACCGCGTGCCGCTGCAATCGCTGCGTTGAACGCACGCATGGCATTGCGTTGGTCGGTGCGCTCTTTCAGAGCCATTAGCCGCTCGAACTTGTCGACGTCGACGTTTGGGTTTGCTGCCGCCGACGCGATGGCTGAATCCATTGCAGCCGCTTCAACATCCATGGCGGATGGCAGCTTAACTACTACTGCGTTTCCGTCGCTCATCTGTCTCTCCTGATTGGTTTGCTGGATGCGGCACCGGAACCGCCCGCGACGATCCCCCGTTCACTTTGGTGCCGCATCCAGCACTTGCGCTTTCTCTCCACTGTGTTGGACACAGGCCCTCGGAGAGTCAGCGCAAATCTCATCCCTTGATTGTCAGAACAATGATCGCGCCCATCCCGCCAAACGTGACGGCGCAGAGGAAAAGCTCAGACCAGCTCATGCGCGCTCTCTCTGGAAGTGCCGGTGCTCTGCGTTCGGGGCGAGAACGATCCCGTTGCGGTTGATGATCTCGTCCGAGATGTACCGCTTGTACTTGGGCCGAAGAGCGTAGGCGTTGAGGTGCTTGGTCAGCGGCTTCAGGAGATCGGATTCGATGGGCTTGCCCTCTGGCGCGGACCACGAACCAAGGTTCCAGTGCAGCTCGCCACCGCTCACCCACCAGTCCACATAGACCCGCGCATCAAGCATCAGCCAATGGCCGGGGGCGTATTCGACTTCAGCTTCTTCGAAGAGGATGTGTTCGTGCCCGGTCATGCTGCGACCCCTTCGATGAGCTTCATCTTCGGCATCAGCAGATCATCAATGATCGCGCTTTCAGTGGTGTCAGTGATCCGAGCCACAACACCAGGGCGGCGATCGTCAGTGACGTAGACCTCACAACCAGCATCGGCTTCCTTGTGGATCCGGAGGCCGTTTGGTGTGATGCGGATCAGAACCCGCTTGGAGAATTGCACTGCCGGTTTGCGGCGGAGGAAGCGGTTGAGCATGGCGGTCACTCCGCCTCGATGGAGAACGATGCGCCAGCGTGCATTCCGCACATGATCATGCCGCGCCAAGGCGTCGTCTCAAGATCAACCAGCACCTCAACGTCGCGGGATCTCAAGAATGGCCGAGCGTGTTTGAGGATTTTCGTTTCAAGGATGTCCTCGGTGTCGGCTTGGATCGACACCGGGCCGACAGTGCGAGACCGGCCAATGCGGTTTTCATCAAAGGTGATTCTGTAATTTGGCATCGGGTGGGCATCCCGTAGGGTTGAAAAGGATCACCGGCCGACTTGGGGAGTGGCTTCCGTCCGCGTGTCGTTGGGGTTAGCGGTGTCGGCCGGTGATGAGCAAAACGTAAATGACAAGCTGTCATACGTCAACTGTAAAAATGATAAAATGTCATTCGGCGTGTGGAAAACTTGCAGACGCACGTATGCCGCCGCGATCGATTGTTGATCGCGATCAAGAAGCTATCTTTCCGGTGAGTAAAAAGCGTGCTCTACTTTTGCTTGCGTAGATCGCGTATTCTAGTCGCCAGCGTATACGGCAGCCCAGATGGGTCACCTCGATACAGCCAGTCTAGCGTTAGACCATAGACGTTGCAGAGCTTCATGGCGGCCTGCAAGGTCAGCAATCGCTTCCCGGTTTCAAACCGATTGTAAAGCGATTGCTCCAGACCCGCACCCTCACCAAAATCACGCTGATCTTCCACGCCAAGGGCCGCGCGCGACTCTTTCAGTCGCCGCGCCGTATCCATCGCATGGTCGCCTGAATCGAGAGGATCGTGCATCGCGGCATATGCATAACCTTTCCACAGATGGTTTGCAGTTGCCGTGCTGTCATGTTGCACAGAATGACAATTTATCATATTGTACGAGCCATGAAGCGGATCACAACCATCCCCGAGTTGATTGAGGCCCTGGGTGGCGACACCCTAGTTGCAGACATGCTGGGCATATCTCAATCAGCCGTCGCTCACTGGAAGCTGCGCAATCAGATCGCGTCTGGTTGGCACATGCGCTTGCTCTCGGAAGCGATCGACCGCGGGTATCGGGTCGAGAAGAGCGTGTTTGGCTTGGCTGAGCACGAAGCAGAGAAACTGTTTGCGATGCTCTATCGCGAACCACGGGCGGCGGCATCAAACACCGCCGCCTAGTCCTGCGTACCGGACACTTGTGCAGTCCAGAGAGGTAGATCGGGCTCTCCATCCTGATCGCGGCGCGCGTGCCAGCCCTTAGCGTTGGGGGCCTTTCTGGACTGCAGAGGTGTCACAGCCTCCCGAGCCGCCGACATCGCAACGCGCTGCACGTCGGCTCAAGCGCCGGTCCTTGTGAAGGATCCAATAGGGACCGGCGCAACCCCTCCCGTAATGCGTTCTCAGTGTTGCGTTGTTGCGTACCTTTCGGCGTCAGCGCCGGGGGCCGGTGTTCTGTTGGCAATGAGGCTGACAGAGCGGGATTCGTGACCGGCCTCCTGCGGTGCCGTCGTCAGCGGTTACCTCCCCAGTAGTTAACGGGAGCCGCGCAAATGCGGCTCCCCCCTTTCGCCCGAAGGATTCAGCGTATGTGGACAGATGAGCGCGTCGAAGCCGTCACTAAGCTTTGGAACGAAGGATTTTCGGCTTCGGAGATTGCGCGCCGCATCGGCAACGCCACACGCAACTCCGTCATCGGCAAGGTCACTCGCCTTGGCCTGCCAGGCCGCAAGGTCAAAGTGCGCCGGCCAGCCAATGACCGTTGGAACACCGAAGATCGCCGTATGGAACGGGGCGACAAGCCATACAAGCAGGCCGTCAAGGCAATCAAGACAAACTGGCGCGCAGAGCCGCTGCCTGCCACACCAGTAACCGACGTTGCCCGTGTGGCCTTTGCCGACCTCGAGCCCGATCATTGCCGCTGGCCGGTTGGCGATCCTAAGCACGCCAGCTTCGGCTACTGCGGCTGCAAGAAGGTCGAAGGGCTGCCCTACTGCAATGCCCATGCGCGCCGCGCGTACACGGCCCCCGAGGCCAAGCAAAAGCCCCTGTATGGGCACGTCAACATCGTCATTCGGTCGGAAGCCGCCAAGCACCTCAACGCCAAGGAGTTCGCAGACTCCTGAAACGAATGACGGGGCAGCTGCGCCCAACAGCCACCCCGTTGCATTAGTGCGTACGCCACAACAGCCAGCATGGAGCGCTGACTATGACCATAGCACTAGCCCACGTGCGTCATTCAAGCAACTACGCAACAGAATTATCAACCGAAGAAAAGCGCGTGATCCGGTTCTTTGTCTCCGCACACATGACGGCTGACGAGATCGGAAACCGCCTGAGGATCTGCCCTCAAGAGGTTCGCGACTACTGCAAGTCCGTCAGCATCAACGTGAAGTGAGAGTGTCATGAGCCGCTGGTTCCGCTGGTACGCAGGCACTACCGAGGACGGCAAGTTCCGCATGGTTGCGCGTAACGCCAAAGTAACGGTTGCGACCGTTACGGGCGTATGGGCGGCGCTACTGGAAGACGCATCCCATCCAGATCATCGCGGCATCGTAACGAAGAATGAGGACTACTTCGCCGCCGTTCTCGATCTTGGCGACGGCGAAGCAGAGAAGATTTTCGCTGCCATGCAAGACGCCGACATGATCTCGGTTGGTCACGGCGCGATTACAATAACGCACTGGAAAGAACGGCAATTCGAGACGGACACAAAGGACGGCACGAACGCCGATCGGCAGCGTCGGTTCCGAGAGAGACGGAAGGAACACGCACAACAAACAGACCGTAACGGCACCGTAACGGCAGAGAAACGACCAGATACAGAAGCAGATACAGAAAAGAAAGAACAAGAGACCCCCCTACCCCCCGACGGGGGGCGGGTATCGGATGAGCCGAATAAGCACCGTGAAGCATTGGCAGCTTTCGAAGCCTACAACGATCGCGCTCTTGTTCTCGGACTCCCGCAAGCCAGCAAGCTTACCCCAGACCGCAAGCGGCGCATTAGCGCCCGCCTCCGAGACTTCGGCCCTGATGGATGGGCCAAGGCCCTAGCGAACCTGGACACGCCATTCCTGCGGGGCCTCACGGATCACCGCTTCCGAGCGGACCTCGACTTCGTTTGCCAAGCCAAATCCTTCTCGAAACTTCACGACGGCGGATACGCGCCAGCCCAAGGAACACCAGATGCAGCAGATCGGAACCGTCCTGCCCGTAATCTCTCAAAGTCCGAACGGCTCAAAGCTGCCGTCGACCGAGCCATGCACGACAACGTCACCGTCTTTGCTGCACGATCAAGCTGGAAGACAGCAGATGACGGCGATGCTCACGCAGTGTTTTCGGGCGCTGAAATTATACGGGCGTGATGCTGACGATTTCGACGCCATCAACGCCATGTTCCAGCTCGTCTTGGCTGACTACCCCATCGACAAGATCAAGCAGGCGTTCGCTGTGTACCTAAAACGCTGCAACGAACTCCCGGCCCCAGCCGATATCGTTCAGATCATTGAACGCGACGGCAAGCCACCTCTCGAACGCGCGGTTTACATCGCGATTTCCAAGAAGCAGCCAGAAGACCGTTCGTCGAGCGACTGGGCGTATATGCGTGAATACGAGAAATATTCGAAGACGGGGGCCTACTGATGCAGAAGCGCGCCACAACGGACAACGGCGAGCGCTACCCGACGCCGGTAGGAGCTTTCGAAGTGTGGTTCGCCGCGCGCTGCCGTGAAGCAGCTACGGCGCAGACCGAGGCGCAGATTGAAGCAGCCGTTGAGTCAGTCCGTCCATACGCCGCCGCGCAATGGTGCCTGCCGAGCCGTCTGGAAACGATCACTGCCATAGCCCGCAAGCGGTGGAACGAACTCAATCGCGGCAACGATCGCAAGAAAGCAGCAGCAGGTGACGCATGAGATACGCCCTCGCAATCCTTGTAGCGATGACCCTTCCCGCATGCGCTCAGGAAGCCTCAACACCAATCTGGCCAGGAACGCCTGAGTTCAAGCCGCTATGGTCCGAACCACCGAGGAAGAAACCGCAGGTTCGCGGCTGGGTCAGACATTCCCCGCCGGCACGGACCATCATCAAGCGGGATGTGGTGGCAAAGCCAGAGAAGATCGAAGCGCGCTGCAAGCCGTCTGTCGCGGCAACAGGTGACAGCGCCAAGAGCGAAACCGCAGCCAAGCTCGAGAGTCAGAAGGCATGGAAGGGGGAAGTCCAATGGCAGTACGGGAACATGTACCTCGACCTGCAAAACGCTGAAGACATTTCCTACCAGTGCGGTCCCTCATCGGTTCCCCGCTACGGCGGCACGGTAGAAGCGACGGTCAGCAAGTTCCTCCCCATCGAAAGCATCACGTGCCGCGTCAAGGCCAGCCCGTGTGCCGTGCCGGTGCAGAAGGACAACGGGAAATGACCGGCTTTCGCACCGCGATCAAGAACGTCCGCTTGAAGTCTGATCCTGACGGCAAGGTCCATCTCGTCCGCGTCCACAAGCTCCAAGCAGGCAAGTCACCCCGAACAGAACACGCCAAGGCAGCCAAGCAAGCCGCCAAATGGAAGGAGAAGTCTAAGTGATCGACCCTAACCGCACAGCAGAGCGCGCGACTGATGCAGCTCTCAAAGCAATAGAAGAACACGGCCTTGTTCGTGATCGCATCCTCACAGCAATCAGAGACGTGATCGCGGGGGAGGTGGCGATGGCGCCTGTACTAGACGTCGTCGCGACCAACGAGATGATGCGCCGCAACGCCGAACACTACTCCCCCATTCCAGTTCCCTGGGACGCTGTACCGCTCGCAACAAAGAAAGGTGGAGCATGAAGCTCGCACTTCACATCGCCCTAGCTGGCGTCGGCGCGATTGTCTGCGCCGTCGTGTCGGTGATTGGCATGACGGCCTTGGCTAAGATTGCCCAACTCGGCTTTGGGCACGCTCTTGCCGTGCTCCATCTGACCATGGCGATCGGCTTTTACATCGGGTTGCGCGTAGCTCTTAAGCACAAGAAGGAAACACCATGACCGCAGAAGTTCAAACAGCCGTAGAAGCCCACATCAACGACCTTCGCCGCCGTGCTGAAGCTGGAGACCAAGATGCAATCAAATCGCTCGCGTGCTGGATCCTCAACGCGCCGGACAAATGACAACGGCCTGTTTCTTCTCATCATCGGTATTGCGTTGATCGCCCTAGGGTCTCTCTCAGGTTTCTATGGAGGCTAACGCATGGCCGACTTCATCGCCCCTACTCCCGAGCGCATCGCCAAGGCTGCTCACTGGGACATTCCGACCGACAAGCAGACCATCGGAGGTCGAGAGGTCACCAAGGCCACCCGCTCCGGCTATCGCCACGTCTCGGTCATCAAGCTGATGCACCAGGCAGGCGAACTGCCCGACACATCCAAGATCGCGTTCGATAAATTTGAGAAGGACTACAACGTGGGGGAACTCAGCGTCTACGCCACCCCGAACCGGGACGCACGTACAAGCACAACTGACCCGCATTTCTGTCCGGTGGCCCGCCGCGTCAATGCTCGTCTGGAATACCAGAGCGCTAAAAGCTCGGTCGGCTTTCGCAACTCGATCGTCCTGACCCATTGCCTGATGGAGTACGCCAGCAAGTACAGCGTCGGAAACATGCTTGCGGGAGCCCAAGCGGTCAGCAAGCCAACGGCTATCAAGAAGGGCAAGGAAGCGATCCGAAATGCAACACATGCACTCGCAATCCACTACGGCCTCTTGAAACACCCTCCAAGCCCTTGACGGCTTTTACCAAATCAGCCATCGATTCGGCACACTGCAACAACTGCGAGGCCCGCGACATTCGTCCGGGCCTTTCGCATTTCCAGATCCCGTCGCCACTGAATTGCCAGGCCCGGTTCTTGCCGACCGCGACCAACCAAACGCATCACTAAGGCGACGGGTACTCACTGGCTCTGTGGAGCCTCATGGTTATGCCCTGCGTTTCGGGCGGGAATTTGGTTTCAACCCATACCGCACATGAACGAACGGAGGGCCTATGCGCCGCCAAGTTTGGAATATTGCGAAGGTCGCCGGCCTCGTGGCTCTGGCCATCATCGGCACCATCTACCTCATCAACCCCAAGGCGCTCGCCGCAGACAAGGGCGGACCTCCGACGAAGATCGACGCCCAGGGCAATGAAAAGCCCCTCTTCTCCGGATGCTACGGCCAGCTTGGTGCTGGTGGCGTCTTCGCGAGCGGCAACGACACCATCAAGGGCTTCGCGGTCGGCGCGGGCTGCGACTGGCAGGTCGGTACGCTCGTTATCGGTGCCAACGGCCGCTACGCTTTCTACGAGGACGATGCCCGCTCGCTCACCATCGGTGGCCGTCTCGGTTACGCCATCAACCCTCATACGTTGGCCTATGGCACGGTCTCCGTTCTGATGGATGGCCGTAACCCGCAGTTCCACGATAGCGCCATCATGGGCGGCATCGGCCTCGAAACCTACCTCTCGAAGAACATGACGGTCTTCCTCGAAGCCGCCACCGACATCCAGAAGTGGGGCGACTGGAAGACGCTGCCCCAGGTCTACGAGATCCACGGCGGTATTCGCATCCGATTCTAACTGTTCTGCGTCTCCCTCCGCCCCCAAGGAGACAGTCTCATGATCAAGCGCTTCATTCAGAACCGCTATCGGTCCTACACCCCTGACGGTAAGTTCTGGCTTACTGTCGGGGCCATTGCGCTCATCGTCGATATGGCCATTGGCTACAGCGCTGGCGCGGCTCAGGCGACGTTCTGGCATGGTGTCGGCGGTGCTGGCTTGGCCCTTGGCTTTGCCTTCCTCCCCGATGCCGCCTACGAGGAAATGGAGCAAAAGCGCTTTGCGCCTGCCTGCCTGATCGCCCTTATCTGCATCCCTATCGGCGTCAAAGCCTACGAGCAGCAGCTCACCTATACTGCCGGCATGCGCCAGGGCGAAATGGTCGGCGTCAATGTCGTCAACGCCCGCAAAGAGAACGCCAAGAGCAACGTGAAGGACAATGAGGCCCTTCTGAAGCTCCTGAACAGCCAGCTCGCCACCCTCATGGAACAGGACGGCTGGACCGCAACCATTAAGGCCGATGCACTGCGCGAAGAACTCAAGACGGTTCAGGAGCGCATGGCGGCTGAGGAACGCGGCCAGCGCGGTCGTAAAGCCGGTCGCGGCAAAGAGTTTGAGGCGCTCCAAAACAAGGCCACCGAACTGACGACCAAGATTGCCAAGGTTGAACAGCGCGAAGAACTGACCAACCGCATCGCAGCTACCAAAAACGCGCTTGAAACTGCCCGCGCTACCGACGACAAGCGTGAACACAAGACGTCGCTGAATATGTCCGTTGCTGAAACCACGGCGGCAATGTTCAACATCGTCTGGGGCCAATCTCCCGAAGACGCCATGAAGACCACGGAAGCCTCGCTGCGCTACGCGACGATCGGCTCTGCCGGCCTTGGATCCCTCGCCCTGCTGTTGCTCGCACCGGTGGGCTTTTTCCTTGCCGGTCGCCGTCGCATCAAAGAGCAGCACGAGACCGAGCCGTCTACGCTTGCCTCGCCTGCCACAGCCTTGCAGATCAAGCCCGCCAACACCCACACCCGAGAGATCGTCCGCACTGATAACCAAGTGTGGTCAGACCTCCGTCGAGCCCTGAAGGCAGCATGAACCCCAACGACATCGCCAATCGGGTCACCGGCTTCATTACGTGGCTGGTGACCAACCCCTTCGCCGCCCTGCTCTGGATCGCCGCTGCTATCATTGCCGTCGGCCTCAGCTTCGGTCTCATCAACCAGGCCACAGGCTTCCGCCTCCCCACCTTTGGCATTCAAGCCCAATCGGCTATCTATGCTGCAGGTATCGTCTATCTACTTCATGGTAGGGTCTAACCATGGCTGACGGTAACGTCACCATCCAGAAGGAAGAGAAGCGCGGACGCGGTCGACCGACGACCTACACGCAGGAAGTAGCCGATAAGATCTGTGCTGGCCTCATGGAAGGGCGCACGCTTCGTGACGTTTGCCGCGATGAAGGAATGCCCGCTGAAAGCACTGTGCGGCAATGGGCTGTGAACCCAGAGCACGAATTTTACGCGCAATACACGCGCGCTAGGGAGATCGGCTACCACGCAATGGCCGACGAACTCGTTGAAATCTCTGACGATGGCTCCAACGACTGGATGGAGCGTGAAGGTGTCGAAGTCCCGAATGGCGAGCACATGCAGCGATCGAGACTTCGCGTCGATACCCGCAAATGGCTGATGTCCAAGGCACTGCCGAAGATGTACGGCGACAAGACGTTCCATGAGCATGGCGGCACCGACGGCGGCGCAATCAAGGTCGACGACAACTCTGCCGATGCGCGCAAAGTCGCTTTCATGCTCGGTCGCGCAATCGGACGGGCGGAAAAGGCTGCAAATCAGGAATCAGATTCTAGCGGGTCTCGCTGATTGCGGGCTCGACACTTTCTGACCCCGCAGGAAATGGGGTAAATTTTTCCAATGTCGCTCAGTCTCGACGACATCCTCGCCAGGCTTCAGGCCCTACCAGAAAACGAACGAAAGGAAGTCGTAAAGCTCGCGGACAAGGCAACCGCGGGAATGCGCTGGATACCCAATCCAGGGCCACAGATGGACGCCTACGACTGCCAGGCCGATCAGTTGCTCTATGGTGGTGAGGCCGGTGGTGGTAAGACGGACCTCCTGCTCGGGCTCGCCTCGCAAGAGCATCGCCGGTCACTCCTGCTACGCCGCGTCAACAAGGACGTCTCGTGGCTGGTCGACCGGATGGCGCAGATCGTCGAAACCCGCGACGGCTACAACGGGCAGGACGATCGCTGGACGTTCCCAGATGGCCGGGTGATCGACTTCGCAGGTTGCCAGCACCCGGGCGACGAGCAGCGCAACAAGGGGCGGCCGAAAGACTTCATCGGCTTCGATGAGGCATCCGATTTCCTCGAGCAACAGGTCGAGTTCATTCTTGGCTGGCTGCGGTCGACGGTCAAAGGTCAGCGGTGCCGGGCGGTGTTCGCGACCAACCCGCCGACCTCAGTCGAAGGCGAGTGGATCGTTCGCTGGTTCGCCCCATGGGTAGACCCAGACCATCCCCTCTACCCGTATCCGGTTGGAAAGCTGCTCTGGACGTGCCGCGGCAAGGAAGACGAATGGCTCTGGTTTGAGGAACCAGGCGAGCAGGAAGTCGACGGCAAGCCGAAGCCGACAATCAGCCGCACGTTCATCCGGTCTGGCCTTTCTGACAATCCAGACCTTGCCAATACGAACTACCGCAGCCAGCTCGAACAGCTCCCCGAAGCGCTCCGCAGGCGCTACCTCAAAGGCGAGTTCACGGCGGGTTCGCAAGACGACGAGTTCCAAGTCATCCCCACCGAATGGATCCGGGCCGCCCAAGAGCGCTGGAAGGACGGCGACGGCGATGTGATGGAGACCATCGGCATCGACGTTGCGCAGGGTGGCGCCGACAGTACGGTCATGGCCCCTCGATGGAAGGGCAAGACGGCAACGCACTGGTTTGACCGACTGAAGAAGTGGAAGGGTAGCGAAACCCCAGACGGAGCAACGGTCGCCGGCCTGTTCATTCAGGTCCAGCGCAACGCAGCTCAAGCCAACATCGACATGGGTGGCGGCTATGGCGGGTCGACCTTTGAGAAGCTGAAGGAAGCCGAGTTCTCTGTGTTCGGATTTGTCCCGTCTGAAGGGTCGGAAGCCCGGACCTCGGATGGCAAGCTCGGGTTCAGGAACAGGCGGGCCGAGGCCACGTGGCGTCTGCGGGAACTGCTTTCACCGGAGAGCACGGAAACCGTAGCGCTACCGCCTGATGCCCAGTTGAGGGCCGATCTCGCGTCCTACCGCTGGAAGCTGATGAGCGGCGGAATCATTCAAGTCGAGTCCAAGGACGACATTCGCAAGCGTATAGGCCGATCGCCCGATGACGGTGACGCGGTGATCATTGCGATGGCCACGGGCTCAAAGCGAGTTCAGGCCCGCAAGAACGACCACAGATACCAGTCCCTGCAGCGTACCGCAGTCACGGGAAGATCAGGGATGATCAGGAGAGCATCACGATGAATGCCGGAGACATGCCCAAGCCATCAGCACCGGTTCGCGTTCCCTCCGAAAGCGACCCCGATGTGATCGCCGCACGCCGCAAAAAGATGCTCGATGAGATGCAGCAGCGGGACGGCCGGCGCTCGACTTCGCTTGCTGATAACTCGGCTCAGGCTTACTCGCGGACGACCCTCGGCTGATGGCTGACGACAACGCCGTCGAACTCATCAAGCGCGGTGACGCCAGGTTCTCCAAGCGGCAGACCTTGGACAACTTGCGCCAAGAGATCGCTCTGAACTTCGCTCCCCACTTGGCTGAATGGACAACCCCGCTCCAATGGGGTGAGGACTTCGCCTCGCACTTGGTCGACGGCACGCCGCTGTTGATGGCCCGCGATTTCATCGGGCAAATCGGCTCCATGCTGCGTCCCTCTGGCAAGCAGTGGTTCTGGCACCGGACCTCACACGATGAACTGAACAACGACCGCAATGTCAGGGAATACCTCGACTGGCGCTCGACCCAGATGATGCGCATCATGTCCGATGCCGTCACGGGGTTCCATCGCGCCACCAAGAACGCAGACGAGTTCTTCGGGTTGTTCGGGGATGCCGTGCTTTCGGTCGACACCTCAGAGCTACACGATAGCCTGCGGATTAGCTCGTTCCACACCAAGGATTGCGTTTGGGCAATCGGTCCCGAGAACAAGCCTGACGTCATCACCCGCCGTGAGATGATGGCGGCACGAAACATCAAATCCCGCTTCCGCCAGCAAGGCGACAAGGTGCACGAGAAGGTCACGGAAGCCTGCGCCAAAGACGGCGAAGTGACCTTCGAGATACGGCACGAGGTCATTCCTGCCGACGAATACGACCCCTACATCCGCAAGGCGGGACGCTCTGCCCGCAAGGATGGCTGGGTTTCGGTTTGGGTCGACGTCAACAATCGCACGGTCATTCGTGAGACCTGGCAGCGGACATTCAAGTACGTCATCCCGCGCTGGATCACGCTTCCCGGCAATCCCTATGCCATCAGCCCGGCTGCAACGATCGCGCTTCCAGACGCTCGACTGATCCAACAGCAGGCCATCGCAATCCTCGAAGCGGCTGAGAAGCAGATCAACCCGCCGCTGATTGCAACCTATGACACGATCCGCGGGGATGTGAGCCTTCGTGGTGGTGACATCACCTGGGTTGATCGTGACTATGACGTTCGCAACGGGGCTCCGCTGACCCCACTTGAGCTTGGCAAGAACTTCCAGCTTGGCGTTGACAGCCTACTACGCACGGAAGCCCAGATCACTAGGGCATTCTTCCTCGACGTGCTCCGCATGCCTGACACCCGCCGCACCAAGTCGACGGCTGAGGTTCAGTTCCAGATTGACGAGTATGTCCGCGCTGCGCTTCCGCTCTTTGCCCCCATGCAGGCTGAGTACAACGATCCTCTGCTCTATGAGGTCGACGCTCAGATCGAAGGTGCCGGCGGCTACAACGGCATGGAGAAGCCGCAAGAGCTGAAGGATCAGGAGTTTGTATTCGGCTGGGACAACCCGCTGACTGAGATGCTGGAACGTCAGAAGGCGCAGAAGGCATCTGAACTTTCGATGCTTGGCCAGACATGGGCAGCGCTCGAGGCGGCTGCTGCTCAATCGCCTTCATTGCAGCAGGTCGACACGGCCAAGGGCTTCCGCGAGTCTGCGATTGCGGTTGGTGTCGCTGGCTGGCTCAAGTCGGAAGATGATGCTGCTGAATCTCAGAAGCAGGGCCAGCAAGCCATTGCCATGAACCAGATGGTAGGTGCCGCTCCGAACATCGCGCAGTTGATCGATAGCGGCGTCAACGCGGCTCAGGTTACAGGTGAGATTTCACAGATGGCTGAGCCTGGTTATCCGGTGCTTCCCGGCGCATGACACAGACGTACCCCTGGACGAAAGAGGAAGTTCAGTCCGTCAAGGCAGCATGGGCCTCTGACGCTGGCCGCGTTGCCCTCACGATCATTGTTGAACGGCTCGCCAACATCCACGGCGCGTCATTCAGTAACAACCCACTCGAAATGGCATTCAACGAAGGTGCCCGCTTCATCGGCCGCGAGCTGATGGCGGCGATCAATCAGCCTGTCGAGAAAATCGTAAAGGAACCTGATGAGCCTCATAGCAGAACCCGCGTCCCCACCGGCACAGAGCGCGCCGAGCGCACCGCAGCCGAACGTGCAGCAGGCACCAGCGCCATCGGCGCCGCAAGCAAACGGCTCGCCCGCGCCCGCGCAGGGCTCTGACCCTAAGCCACCCGCCACACCGACAACGCCCCCGACCATGGGGCACAATGGCGGGCCTGAGTGGAATTGGCGTGCTGATATGGCAGGCGAAGACGCCAAGGCGCTCGAAACCTTGGCACGCTACCAGACGCCGAAAGACTTCTTCAAAGCGCACGCAGAGCTTCGTGGCAAGCTGTCTGAGCGTCAAGCTCCCGCCCGTTTGGCCGATGACGCCACGCCGGAGCAGGTCGCCGCCTATCGCAAGGATCTCGGCCTCCCTGACATCGGCAAGGACGCTAAAGGCGAAGACTTCTTGAAGGCGTACAAGATCGAAGCGCCGAAGGACTACCAGCTTTCCAACGTCGAGCGCGGCATGCTCGAAGACTACGCCAAGTCGGCCTATGCCGCGGGGCATTCACCAAGGGAAGTCAAGGCTTCGGTCGACTTCTTCTTCAAGCAGCAGGCAGCCAACGCCCAAGCGATCAACAAGATCGCCGTCGACAAGCAGAAGGAATGGCAGAACAAGCTCCGCGACGAACTCGGTTCGAAGGAATACGACGCGCAGCAGGCTGCTGCGATGGCCTGGATGCAGGAGCAGTTCAAGGACCAGCCCGAAGAACTCGGCAACATCCTGCATGCCCAGCTTCCCGGTGGCGGCAAGGTTGGCGATCATCCGTGGCTGTTCAAGCTCATCACGAAGGCTGCGATGGGCGACGGATACACCGATCGCATCGAGGCCAATGGCTTTGAGGCCAACGGCAAGAGCCTTGAGGATCAGCAGCGTGAGATTGAATCTCTGCGCCGCACGGATTCCCGCAAGTACAACGACCCGGCTGTTCAGGCCAAGTTGGACAAGATCATCGAACTGCGCATCAAGCGCGGCGAGATCGACGAATACGGCAACCCGCTGCAGCAGCGGCGGTCTGCCTAGAGTAACGGCGGGCACCCCGGCTAGGCCGGCCCCGCCCTGCCTTGCGTAAAAGCCGACAGCTTCGCCCCGTCTTGGAGCGCTCGACCCCGTGTTGAGCGGACACCTCGCTGCGCTCCATGCAGATGGACACCCGACGCCGATGGCACCCCGGAGAAAGGACCACTTAACAGGAGGCCACCATGGCTCTCGGTGAATTTGTCAAATATCGAAGCGAGTTCGTCGACGGTTTCGCGCAGACCCAATCATTGCTGATGGATCGCTGCGTCGAGGAATCGATGACTCAAGGCGGTTCGGTCGTGTTCGACATCGCTGATCTGTCCGGTGAACTGCCGGAACGCGGCGTTGACGGTCGTCTTGCCCGTCTCTCTGCCAACGACTCTCAGGTGACCGCCGTTCTCAAGGAATACGGTGGCCGCTTCGAGATCTCGGACTTCGAGAAGTTCAAGTCGCAGTCCGATGAGCGCTCCAAGATGAACAAGCGCATCTATGCGCGCGCAAATCGCCGCATGGATCGCGTCTACATCGCGGAACTCAACAACGCCTCGACGACGTGGAACTCGGGCACGGCCATCACGGTCGACATCGCCACGATCCAGAAGATCATCGCGACGCTCGGCCAGGGCCAGGTTCCCATCAATCCGAACGACGTGACGTGGGTCGTTACCCCGCAGTTCTACGGCAAGCTGATGGGCCTCAACCAGTTCACCTCGGCTGACTGGATCAACTCGAAGCCGTTCGTCGGTGGCGCCGGCCACTACGACAACACGCGCAAGATCAAGTCTTGGGCGGATGTCGGCTGGGTCTCGTCTCCGCTGCTGCCGGGTGTCGGCACCGCAACCGCAACGACGTTCATCTACCACCGCAACGCCCTTGGCTGCGCGGCTCCGTCGAGCGCGATGATGTACACCGCGGGCTTCGACGACAAGGATCACCTGCACTACGCGGCAGGGACGATCAAAGCCGCCGTGAAGATTCTTCAGCAGGGCGGAATCATCAAGGTCGTTACCAACGATTCCTGATTACCCTGAACCTCTAAGGAGACTTTCAACATGCCTTATGCATCTGCTGGACTACGCTCTGCCGTTAATGGGGCGGTCAACATCTGGGTGCTCGATACCGTCGACAGCGTTGCGACGGCAACGGGCGCTGGCTACGTGAGCGACGGCACGTCGTCGTCGAACAACAGCACGCCTGGCCGTGGCATGCAGGTTGGTGACGCGGTTCTCATCCGCGTCGTCGGCGCTCTGACTGCCAATGGCTTTCCGCCTGCCACCTGTACCGATCAGGCGTGGGCTTACGTCAGTACGGCAACGCTCACTACGGGCGCCTGTACGCTGACGCTCACCCATACCAACGCTTAACGGCACGGCCGGGGCGATCATTCCGGTTGCCCCGGCCAACCCCACAAGGAGAACTCATGCCGCCTGTCTGCAATATGCACCAGCTCGTCGAGCGCCACACCCGCTGCATCAACTTCCTTCACGAAGTGCCGCACGGCGTCACGTTCGATCAGGTTCGCGAAAATGCCTATTGGGCCAATGCCTGGAAGCGCTTCCAAGGCAAGGAGATGTCGACCGTCGACTTCATTGCAGAAGACGGCTCTTGGGAAGCTCAGGTTCGCATTGTCCGTGTGACGGAAGGCAAGGTCGAGTTCCGAGTTCTTCACGAATGGAAGGAAGAGGCCGCGATTTCCGAAGTGCCGAAAGGCTACCGCGTCGAGTTCATCTCTGAAAATGGATGGCGCGCATTCGACCCGAACAATGCGCTGGTCATCGACAAGCAGGCCCAACGCAATTGGGCGCTCGAAGCTGCCTTGGATCATGCGACAGCCGCGGCGCCAAAGCGCCAGAAGTCTGCCGCCTAAAGGAACGTCCCCGACATGGTCGACACCGCCGAATACACTGGCAGTTCGCTTCGTGCGTTCTATCCCGATCGCACCGAGCGCAGAACCGCGCGTGTGTGGGCCAACGAAGCCCTGTTGCATGACATGGCCGCGGCGTTCGGCTTCGAGTTCTTCGAGGGCGCCGGGACGAACCCCACGGGGCTGTCAGGCTATTCGGCAACCAAGCTGTGGCTTCGCGTGTCGGCTGGTGTCACGACGACGCCCGGTGAAATCCGCAAATACGACGGCAGCGGTGATGCGACGCTTCTAGCGTCTTGGCCCGTCATGACCAAGGCGGCGTTTGCCGCCTACATCAGTGCAGGCGGCGACAACGGCATTCCAGTTGTCACGTCACGGGCGGCTCTGAAAGCGCTCGACACCGTGACGGTCAAGACGGCCCATCTGCGGCTCGGTATCGAGTCCGGCACCTATCAGTGGTGGGCTGGCGATTACTCCACGATTGTCGCGCTCGACACCATCGGCGGCTATGCCATGAAGGCGGATGCCGTGGCGACCACTTCGGGAGCCTGGCTGCGTGTGGTGGATGGTGACCGGCTCAACGCGCTGTGGTTCGGCGTCGATAGGACTGGTGGCAGCGCGACACATGCAGCGGCACAGGTCGCCATCAACGTGGCGGCTGAGGCGGGATATCTCTGCTCGTTTCCGCCGGGCATCTATCAATTTACGTCCGTCCTGACGTGGCCGGAAGCCTCTCACATTGTCGGAAGCGGCAAGGCAGCGGGTATCTACTCTGCGGATTACACGTACTTCTGGGCGAACCATTCCGGCGCGTGCCTGACGAACAACAACAACTCCGGGTCACGATCGATCTCTGGCGTGAACTTCTACCGCACTCAGCCGACGCCAACGGGTGGCTGGGTGCCAACGACCTATGGCTTTGAGATCGATATCGTTGGTGGGCAGGACATCACGATTGAGGATGTCCATCTGCACAATGTCTCGAAGGGTATTCGCGCGATCGGAACCGGAACGACAGTCAACGGCCGGATCTTCATCGAGAACGTGACTGGTCAGCCGCTGATGTCCGGTATCGACCTAACGCACTGCCTAGATGTCGTGTGGATTGACGAAGTGCATTGGTGGGTCTTCTGGTCCAACAATGCCAACGTGCTGAGCTACATGCGGCAAAACGCCGTTGCAATGACCTTGGGCCGTGTAGACAATCCAGAGTTTGGACGCTTCTTCTGTTACTCCTATTTCCGTGGACTGCTCATCAATCAGCAGGGCACGTCTGGTTCGCTCCCAACCGGCACTGTATCGCTTGCGACGTTCGACAGCTTCGGCGCTGACAATTGCGGCTCTGCCTGCATCGTCAACAGCGGAACCAATAGCGTTGATCTGCGCTTTGGCCGGTTCTACGGCGCGTCGAATTTGTCGGACCCAGCCGTCACCAACGAATCGTTCTTGTGGACGCTCGGCAACAACGCGACGATCTCTATCGGAGATATGTACGTCCAATACGGCAACGTGTCGGCCGTGGCGATCAACGGCACGGGCAACAGGGTTACCATCTCACATTATGCTTCGTTGGGGATGGATTACGACGCCAATGGTACGGCTGAGTTCGACTCATCGAGCGGCAACACACTCACGCTTTTGAGCAGCCCAAAGACGAGCGCAACGAACAAGTACACGGGTGCCGGCATCATTGAGACGCCGGACTGGCGAGCTTACACGCCAACCGTCACGGCAGGGACTGGTTCATTCACAACCGTCTCTGCAACCGGGAAATACCGTCGCCTTCCCGGCAAGTCGGTCAATGCCATGTTTCATATCACGATCACGACCAATGGAACGGCTGCAAGCTTCGTCAAAGTAACATTGCCATTCACCAATGGATCGACGTGGCACTTTGGGGCAAGCCGAGAGATTGCGGCGACTGGAACCATGTGCACCGCAAGCGTTGCTCCGTCCGTCGCGGCTGCTGACATCGTCACATATAACAACGTCTACCCAGGTGGCACGGGAACGCAGATCATCGGCCAAGTCGAATACGAGGCTGCGTGATGGGTCATCTAGCAGGGAAAGCAGCCTGACATGGCAGCGACGACCAAGCTGATCGTCTTCAATGAAGTCTTGCGGGAACTCGCCGCGGCGCCCATTGCGGATCTGGTCACGGCCAACACCCGTCTTTACGAACTCAATGCGGCGTTCGACCATGCCGTCGAATGGGTGTTGAGCAAGGCCGACTGGTCGTTTGCGCGCCGCCGTGCCGCTCTGACGGGCGTATCTGACACCAGCTTCCAGCCCTATACCTATCGCTATGCCAAGCCGTCAGATTTCCTTCGGAAGTGCTGGATTAAGGTGGCTGCTGTCGATCCCTTCCAGATCGATCATGCCGAAGTCGCTGCGGTCTTCTATGGATACGAGACGACAGCATTGATCGAGTACGTCTCGGACCACGCCGACAACTACAACCCCGCCAACTGGCCTCCGCATTTCACCCGCTCCGTGGTGCTATACTTGGCAAAGGTGACGGCACCCCGCATTGCCCGCGCTGGCGCTGACGATATCGGCCGCTTTGAGGCACAGTTCCAATCGGCGCTGAGCGAAGCCGAAGCCTTCGAGACGGCGTTCCTGACGAATGCCCAGATTGCATCGAACCGCCTGCCTGTCATGCGCCGGGCCATCGAGTTCCTTAGCCAGTCGTTGGCTGGCTCCGTTCCGGTTCACTCACAAGCCGACAAACTGCGCTGGCAGATGAACTTGGCCTGGGACCATTGCGTCAAGTACGTGCTTGAGCAAGCCGCATGGAACTTTGCCGCCCGCCGCGTGATCCTGACGGGTGGCGGTGAAGCCATCCCCGGCGACGTCGATAGCGATCTGATCGAGGGCTTCTCGCTGGCGCCGGCCGCTGCCGAAGTCGACAGCACGCTCCCTGCGATCTCCGAGTTCGACTTTGGCTATCTCTTGCCGTCTGATTTCCTGCACAAGATCTGGATCAAGACCGACGCCAACAACGACTACGAGACACCGCACCAGTTCCTTCGTGATGGGATTTATACGAAGGTTCAGCCGGTCGTCATGGAATACGTCTCGCTCGATGACGACTCGACCAATCCAGCCAACTGGACGGCTGGGTTCGTTGAAGTCGTGGCGGCCTATCTGGCGCTGACCGTCGCGCCTGAACTGGTCATCGAGGACAACGGCAAGCGCGCCAAGGTGGCGCCAACGCAGATGCGCGGGTCGCTCGACATGATCTTCCGGCAGAAGCTCGGAGACGCCAAGCTCCGTGATGCCATTCAGCAGTATCCCAAGCGGCCACCACCGGGCCGGTTCGTGCAGGCGCGTCAAGGCGGAACTTCAGGCTTCAGGCGCTATAACTGATGCGAAAGCATGAACTGGTCTATGCCCTCAATGCAGGCGGCGTGGACCCCGATGCACTGTCCCGTGTCGATCTTGAATCGATGCGGCTGGCTGGCGAGCACCCCGTTGCAAACCTTTTGCCGAATGTGCTTGGCCCCGCTGGTCTGAGACCGGGAACGCAAAGCCTATTCCGCATCACGGGTGACCCGCAGACCAGGTCCATCAAGTTCGAGCGCTCGACCGGCAACAGCTATATCCTGCTGATGTCGCCCGGTGAGATGCGCGTTGTGTCGAGTGGGGCTATCGTGCAAGTCCCCGCAGTGGCCACGGCGATCAACTCTGGCTCTTGGACCAACGTGTCGACGGCGCCTGCGACAGCCGTGGCTGGCCCGCCGATGGTCCTCACGGCAACCAAGGTGCACAAAGCCAAGATACGCCAGACTGTCACGGTGGCCTCTGGCGATCAGAACATGGCACACGTGCTGCGGGTCGACGTCACGCTGGGTCCGGTTTACGTCCGGGTCGGCACCACGGCGGGCGGGCAAGAGCTTCTACGCGACGCCGCGCTCGACACCGGTATTCACAAGATCGCATTCACCCCGACAACAGGCACGATCTATGTGGAGATCAGTTCAGTCGATACCGTATCTCGCATCATAAGCACGGTGCAGTTCGAATCGACGCTGATTGGCGGAACCGGCGATCTTGTCATCCCGACACCTTGGTCGACATGGGCCGCGGTGCAGGCCCTGCGTGTCTGGCAGTCGATCGACGTGATGTTCATTGGCGACGGCTTGGCGCAGCCGCGCCGGATCACTCATCGGGGAATCCAGTCCTGGGGTCTCGAGCTTTACAAAACCGACGATGGACCGTTTGTAGCTGGGTCTGACAAGATCGCTCTGACGCCGTCTGCGACACGTGGCAACATTACGATAACGGCTTCGGAAAGCTATTTCGAGACCGGCCACGTTGGGGCTCTGATCGAGATAACCCAGACGTCCAAGGTGATTTCTGACACACTGGCCGGCAACGGCCAAGCGACGGACTATATTACGGTTGTCGGTGTCGGCACGCCCAATCGCCAATACGTTCGAGGAAGCACGCAAACGGCCTTCATTGGCCGTCTCGTCATTGAACGATCATTCGACCCTGGCGAGCCGTCTTCGTGGTCTCTTGTTCAGGCTTGGGTCGATGCCGCGGCCACAGTCGCTCCGGGCGCGGTGGTCGATCCCAACGACAACATGACAGTGCACTACCGCTATCGCGTCGACAACTATACGTCTGGATCTGTTGCCATCAACCTCAACTACGATTCCGGCGTTGCGACAGGGATTGCCAGGATCACGGGCTATACCAGCCCAACGCAGGTCTCAGCCGAAGTCGTCTCTGATTTCGGCAACAACACGTCAAGCTATCAATGGCGCATTGGGGATTGGTCGCAATTGCGGGGCTGGCCTCGTATTCCCGTCATTCATGACAGCCGGTTGCATTGGTTCCGCAAGGACTATGACTTCGGCTCTTATGTCGACGACTACACGAACTTCGATGACAACAAGACCGGGGATAGCGCGACGTTCACGCGCTCGGTCGGGTCGGGCGGTGAAGACGGGGTCATTTGGGCCGTCTCGGAAAACCGGCTGCTTGCAGGAACGCCATCGTTCGAAGCAGCGATTGCAGCCTCAGAGCTTGACGAGCCGCTGACGCCGACTGCCTACACCGTGCGCAAGATCAGCCGCCGCGGCTGTGCCGATATCGAGCCCGCCGTCTATGACGAAGGGCTGTTCTACGTTCAGAGGTCGGGGCGCAAGCTCTACAAGATCTCGATGGATGCTTCCCGGTACAAGTCGCAATACATCAGTCGGTTGAACCCGAAGGCGTATGCTTCGGGAATTTCGCGGGTGGTGGTTCAGCAGCAGCCGGACACCCGCATTTATTCGGTGATGTCGGACGGGACCATGACGGTCCTAACGCATGAACCCGATGACAAAGTCGTTGCTATCACCACGATCAGCCTGACGGGCGGGCTCATCGAGGATGTCTGCGTTTTGTCGGGAGCCGACCAAGACGACGTTTATGTCGTCGTCAACCGCTCTGGCGCTCGCTATGTCGAACGGTTCGCCAAGGAATCGGACCAGCGCTCTGTGTCGACGTGTGCGCTTCTCGACGCTCACAAGGTGCTAACGGGTTCGGTCTCGTCCATCACGGGCGGAACGCACTTGGCAGGGCAGACGGTTCAGGTCTGGGCCGATGGCCAGCGCCGGGCGGATGTGACGCTCAATGGCAGCGGGGTTGCAGCGCTCGAGGCGACGTATTCCCGTGTCGTCTACGGGAAGTCGTATCAGGCCGTGTTCAAGTCGGTAAAGCTCGCCTATGCGGCGCAGCTCGGCACGGCGGTTGGGCAAACCAAGATCGTCAAGGGCGTGGCGCTGGTGCTTTCCAATTCATGTCTTGATGGTATCCGCGTGGGGCGTGATGCCAGCAACTTGGAACCGCTGCCGGATATCTTCAACGGTGCCGTGCGCACAAAAAATCAGTTCTTCGCTCACTACGATCAAGACGTCATGCCCATCAACTCGACATGGGACACGGACGCTCGTGTCTATCTGACGGTTGATAGCGCAGAGGGACCGTTCACGGCTCAAGCCATGGTCATCGATATCGAGACTCAAGATGGCGTTACGCAGGGCTGAGGATGCCGATTGGGAAGCCATGACCGGAATGCCGGCGCCAAGTGATTGGTTCGGCTTGGTCGAGGCGTCGAACTATCTTATCGAGGGCATGGGCGCCATTTACCGCGATATGTGCGGACGTTGGTGGTTTGCGTTTCAGCGAGTCCCGTTTGCTGGTAAAATCAAGACGGCGCACAAAGCGGCTAAAGTGCTGCTGAATGAAGCGGCTGAGCGTGGCATCGAAGTCCGCGCGATAGCTGACCCTAGGATCGACGGTTCGCAGTTGTGGATTGAGCGTTTGGGATTCAAGAAAACTGACGAAGAAATCGAGGGGCATGCGGTATGGCTGATCCAGTGACGATGGCAGCCATAGGCACCTATGCGCAGACCGCTGCTACAGCGGCAACCGCTGCGATTGGGGCCTATACGACGGTTGCCAGTGCTGATGCCGCCAAGAAAAAGGCTGAAGCGGAAGGTGCATGGGCGCAGCGGCGTGCCGATGAAGAGCGTGCGGCCGGTCAGCGCCAGGCCAGCGAGGACAAGCGCAAGGCCGACATTCTGCAAAGCAGGCTCGGGGCTGTGGCTGGCGCATCTGGTTCCGGTGCATCGGACCCCACGGTCATGAACATCTGGGGCGATATTGAGCGCCAAGGCGACGTCAACGCCGGGGTGGCGCAAGCCTCATCGCAGAGCAAGGCCGATGCGATCAGCTATCAGTCAGCCCTTGACCGCTGGAGCGCCGATAGCAACGCGAAGATGGCGAAGATTGGTGCGGCTGGCACGTTGATTGGCGGGCTCGGCAGCGCCTACAGCAAGTATAGCGATGGGATGTCTCGTCTACCGTCCCGCATGTCGGCGCGATATGGCGGGTGGCAGACCACAGTGCGCACCGGGTATGGCCGATGAGCGACCGCAAATCACGCCCGCTAGATCTTCGCCTCCATGGCGAGATGACTGTTGTGCTCATGGAGCTGGACGTCATCAAGGACCAGATCGCGGACCTCACCAAAAAGGCAGAGGCCCCGCCGCAGGTCATCCATATCACCGAGACGCAGCCGGTTGCTGATCCGGCGCCACCGGTCGACCTAAGCCCCATCCGTCAGGACTTGTTTGAATTGTCCCGCACCGTGTCCGTGTTGCGGGACCGTTGTGCGCAGCTTGAGCGGATTGCGTCGCAGCCGAAACCACAGCCAGGGCCTGTGCGCATTCGCGTTACGAGGCGGGACATCAACGACAACATCATTGAAGTGGAAAGCTACTGATGAGCAAGGGCAATACGTTCGAAAACGATCTTCTCAAACTGATCTTCAACGCAACGGCCATCGCCAACATCGCCGACAATGCGGGCACGTCACCGCTTACTAACCTTTATGTCTCGCTTCATACGGGCGACCCCGGCGAGGCGGGCGATCAGACGACAAGCGAAGCGACCTATACCAGCTATGCTCGTGTCGCCGTGGCGCGGTCTGGGGTTGGCTGGACCGTCAGCGGCAACCAGGCCACCAACGCTGCGCTCATCCAGTTTCCGCAGTGCACCGGCAGCAGCAACACCATCACGCACTTTGCGGTCGGCACCGCGGCGTCTTCGACGGGCAAGGTGCTCTATAAGGGCGCGCTGTCGTCGTCGCTGGCCGTGTCGTCTGGTATTCAGCCGCAGTTCGCCGCGGGCGACCTCGATATCTCGGAAGATTGATGCCGGGCTTCAAATCTATTGACGACTACGCATCGGCCTACCTCAACGGTGCGCTGACCATCAGCAGCTTTCGAAAGTCGCCAACGCAGGCGACGACGATTGGCAACTGGATGGACATGAGCATGGCATCGGGAAGCCCGGTGCCGAACTACTATGCGTCAACGCCACTAACGGCAGCACGGTTGGACACGCAAGCGGGGATCTATCACGGTCCGCCGGTGTCTCCGGCCAAGAAGTTCCTGCACACGCTCAGCGTCATGAACAACACGGCCAACGCCGCGCCGTCGACGTGGTATCTCTGCGATTACGTTCTTTACTACCCCTTCATCGACATGGATGCAGTTGGTGAAGAGCAGACCATGACCAACACAGTCACGCTCGACCGCTACACGGATGGAGCAGGCTTGCGGTTGATGATGGTGAATGTCGCCCCGACCATCGGTGGCGGACAGTTCACACTCAGCTACGTCAATCAGGACGGCGTGACGAAAACCACGCCCAATCACTTCTGCTCGGCTGCAACCAACATCGCGACCATCACGGCGACGACGGACGCAGCCGGTGGTTTCTCGCCTTTTATCGCGCTGGCTGAAGGTGACTCAGGCGTGCGCAGTGTCAACAGCGTGACGTTCTCTGTTGCCAATGGCGGTCTAGCGGCTCTGGTCATCGTCAAGCCGCTGCGCACCATCCGCATGCGCGAGGCGAACGTGGCAACCGAAGTGCAAAGCATCGTTGGTGCCCCGGATGCCCCGCAAATCATGGACAATGCGTATCTCAACTTCATCGGGCACACGCCCACGGGTTCGCTCGCGTCGACGATTTTCGCGGGCATGATCGAGACCACCTGGAGCTGACATGGGATTTTCTTCGCAAGACGATCTGACAACCCAGATCACGACCAACGGCAAGTTCCTGCGTCACGACTACAACAAGCTGATCGTGACAGCACAGGTCGCGGGCTCGTGGCATGATCTTGGGGCCTTGGGTGGATATCCCTTTGCCGATACGGCAACGCCCGGCAACAACTACGCTGGAACGTCTCTCACGTATGTCGCGACGACCGACACCAGCACATTGCCAAGCCCCATCTGGCATGGTGGCAACGTCTCGACGGCAACCAAGCACATTCTCAACGTGATGGCCTTGTGCGGTCCGGCAGCAGCCGGTGCCCCTTGGGTGCTGATGCTTGTCGATCAGCTTGGCTATGTGCGCATTCAAGGCGCGTCCTCTGCCGATGTGACCGGCACGGGCTTGCGCACGGTGACCATGACGGCGCTCAACGCTGGCTCGCGCTATCCCTACGGTGAGGGAAGCCGCTGCTATTTCTCGACGCTCGTTGCTCCCGCGACCGGTGGTCCGAACATCACATCGTTCACCTACACGAACAGCAATTCGACGCCGGTCACAGGCAAGACCATGCCATACACGGTGTCCATGGCGGCAACGCCGGTTGTCACGCAGATGCCCCACACGGGCAACGCTGCCAATAGGTACGGTCCTTTCCTGCCGTTGGCGGCTGGTGATACCGGGATTGCCGATATCGAGAGCTTCACGTTCTCAGGCGGCACGGCCTACACCGGCACGACGGGCGTCCTCGTCCTGCATCATGTGGTGCCCTTGCTCACCATTCCGGTTCTGGCCTCTGGCGTGGCGGCGGAACGCGATCTGGTCAATCAGCTACCGTCAATGCCGAGGGTTCGCGACGGTGCGCACTTGAAATGGCTGATGTTCGCAACCGGTGCGACCACGGCTAACTCGCCATTCGTTGCCAGCCTCGACTTTGCCTGGGGCGGCTGATGGCTCTGCTCGGTAACGCTGGACTTCATGCAAGGGGGCCGGTTCGGAGCTTTGGCATTCTCTCGCCTGGCAACGAACGGTCATCTTGGCAACAGTCCGGCCAGATGCGGAACTTTCAGCTTCACGATTCCCGCCCGACCGGTGCCAACAAATCTGGTTATCCTTCGGGTCGTGTGCATCCCTACGCCTGGTCCATGCCGACCAAGCCGGGTGGTATCGCCTCGATCCTTGAGGCGGAAGGTGTCGCGACGGTCACGGGTGCGGCTGCACTCGGTGTCAACGGCGCTGGTACGTCTGACGGTGTCGCAACGGTCACTGGTTCGGCGCAGCTCGTGGTGTCTGCGGTCGGTGAGGCACTAGGTGCGGCCACTGCGACCGGTACAGCGCTTGCCGTTCTGCTGGCTGTTGGGTCGTCAACCGGTGCCGCAACCGTGTCAGGGGCGACCACGGCGCTTGGCTTCGCACTTGGATCGAGTGACGGCGTGGCCACGTCCAGTGTCACGCTGACGGCCACGGGCGCATTGCAGGGCACGATTGATGTGGCTGCGGTTCAGGATCTCACGGCATCCGGCATCGCTGAAGAGATGCTGGACGCTCAACTTGTCGAAACCGGGCTCACGGTTCGCGAGACGCTGCGGCTATGTGTGGCGGCACTGGCTGGCAAGGTCTCAGGTGCTGGCACTCCAACCATCACGTTCCGTAGTTTTGGAGACGACAAGAACAGGATTGTTGCGTCGGTTGATGGCACTGGCAACCGCACCTCACTCACCTATGATGTGAGTGGATAATGCTGCCCGAAGACTTCTTTCCATACGCCTACTTCGGTGAATACTTCCAGCAAACGGAAGGCACTGGATTTATCTCGGGCATAGCGCATGGCAGCGCGACGGCATCGGCTACAATCAGTTATGTGGGTGTTGGTGAAGTTGATGACGGTGGTCCGTTCCTTGGGCGGCCAGCCCGCCGCAAGCGCCGCGAAGAGCGTGACCTAAGAGATCTGCAAGTCATCATGGAGCGCATGATCAATGCCCAGGCTGCCTGACGCCAACCAACTGCCGACCAGGGCTTTTCAGCCAAGCTCCGGGTCGATCAGTGTCAAGACGCCGGACTATGGCGCTGTTGCTAGAGGCGCTGAAGCTCTTTCGTCTGGCGTCGATGCCATCAGCCGTGGCTTTCAAGCCAATCTCAAGGCCGAAGAAGAAATCGACGATTACGAGACCCGCAAGAACATTCTCGATTTCCGTCTGAAGACCGAGATGGAACTGGAGGAAATGAAGCGGGACATGCCGGCCGGTGGCGCCGGATGGACAGATGCATGGTCGAAGCACTTTGCCAAGCGGGCGGCTGAGTTTGTTGGCCGCGACGACCGCAACATCCCCATGACGCAGAGGGCCAAGGTCGGTCTGATCCTGAAGCAGCATGAGACGGGACTTGCAGAGCGGGCGCAGCGCTATGAATTGGCGGAGCGTGACAGGCAGCATGTCGACAGTCTCGAAACCCAGCTCGGCACCTTGCGGGATGTGGTTGGCACCAACCCGGCACGCCGTGACGAGATGTTCGATGAGGGACGCAAGCAGATCGAGCTTTCGCGTATTCCGCAGCCGGACAAGCACCGCCTTCTCAAGAAATACGACAAGACGCTCGACCAGACGCAGGCGACCGCCCGCATTCTCGGCATGTCCAACGTCGAGGACCGCGAGGCATTCAGGAAGGAGCTGAGGCTAGATCAGGAAGACGCGCCTGTTGGCTCGAATGCTCATTCCGTTCTGACGTCTGGCGTTGCCAAGGGCAAGCCTGCCGGCTGGGCTGCAAGCGACCCGACATGGGCGAAGCTGTCGCAGTATGAGCGAGCAGCAGCCATGGCACTCATGGAAGCCGACGGGATGGACCCGCAAGCGGCTCGTAATGCGCTCGGCGCCATGATTAATCGCGCGGCCAAGAACGGCGAAGACCTCGGCGCGCACGTTAGCCAGAAGATCTATCAGCCGACCATTGAGCCAGCACAGCAGCAACGGCTTTCGAAGATTCTGAACTCCAAGGCGTTCAGCGATTTGACGTCGTGGGCCGCACGCCGCGCCAAGGGCGAAGAGCCCGACCCCGTTCAGGGGGCTACGCACTTCCTTGCGTCTGAGAAGACGATGCTGGCGCTCGAGGCCAAGGAGCCGCAGAAATACCGCTCGTGGCGCAAGTGGACCGGCTTTGACGGGACCGAATACAAAGGCGTCATCACGCGCGACGGCAGCCATGCGTTTCTAGCTCCTGAAGGTGCCAGGACTGAAGATGGCGTGGCCACGGTCGAAGACCCCAATGCCCCGCGCAAGCCCTATTCCAATCTCACGCTGATGGAGCGCCGCGAGATCTGGAACAAGGCCGACACGGAATGGAAAAAGAAGATCGGGGAAGCCGACACGCTCATCAAGCATATGCGCGAACGCGCGGTGAATGGCGAGCTGCCGCCCGACGTCGAAATCAACGCCATTGCCGAACGGGTCAAGAAGTATGGCGATGAGGGCTTAGCCTCTCGCTTCTCATCCATGGTCGGTTTGGCCGATACGATCAACCGCATCCACAACAATCCTCCGGCAGCCGGTGAGGCATATGTCCGCCAGGTAAGAGCGGCTATCTCCGACGCCCAAGGCGGGCGGATGACCGAAGAGCAGATGACCACGCTCAAGGCGATGGAAAAGGCCGTCGAGGTCAACCGCAAGAACACCAACGAAGATGCATTCGGTTGGGCTGCCAAGCGCGGCATGGAGGTTCCAACGGGGGAACCGGTAGCACCAGGCGCCACGGATGAACTCGGTCAGCCCATGGCGCAACCGACGCGCAGGATCGTTGCCAAGCCGATCGACTTCAACCCGGCCAACAAGACGTTGGATGTGGACCTCGCTGATCGGTTTAATTCCGCACGTGATCTTGCCCGCTATCAGGGCCAGCCCATTCAGGTGTTCACCAAGGGTGATCGTGACGCTCTTAGGGATTTCATCGGCCGCGGTGGTCCGCCAATGATTTATGTGCTCTCGAAGATCGTCGAGCATGGCGGTGACGATGCGCTAGATGCCATCCAAGAGTTCTCGAAGGATGCGCCGGAAGCGCTGATGATTGGGAAGCTCGTGCAGGAGGGGGGAGATCCCTACCTTATCAACACGGCTGCCGCTGAAATCCAGAAGCGCGCGAAGGACGGCGAGAAGTACATCAACAAGGTCGACAAGAAGCTTGCCGAGCCCGATGTGGCGGCATTGATGCCAGCGCTGCAGATGACCCCCGGCATGGTCGACCCGGTCCAGCACATGACCAATCTGCTCTACAACTTCGAGCACCGCCGGCAGGGCAAGGACCAGTTCGATAGCAAGCTCTACGTCGACACGATGCGCAAGGTGTTGGGCGAGCGCAAGGACGCCAAGGGCAACGTCTACGGCGGGATTGGCACGCAGGGCGGATCGTGGGGCTTCGACGGCAAATGGTCAAGCTATGTGCAAGTTCCAGGCGAGATCAAACAGAACTCTTTCGACGAGATGGTCAACGCCATCCGCGTCGAAGACTTCAACGGCAACATGCCTGTTGACGACGAGAAGAAACCCCTGAGCCTTCGCGAGATCCAGACCGCGACTTGGCGTAGTCTGGGCAATGGCCGCTATGGGCTGATGATGGGGACTTCGGCAAATGGGCGCGAGCAGTTCGCCTTGGACGTCAATGGCAGGCCCTATGTGCTCGACGTCAAGCCGATGCTCGGCAATATCCGGACGCGCAAGCCTGAGATCTTCGATGTATCCGGGCAGATGATGCGCTTGAGCGAAAACCAAGACGGCGGCGACTTCGAACAGCTTGGCTCGGTCATGGCTGGAATCGATGGGCTTGCCAGCTACACGCCTGGTCCAGTGCAGAGCGACAACATCCAAGATAGGCGGAAGCAGGACGCCGATGGCGTCTATGACAGTAGTTGGACCCGGAGCCAGCAGAAGCTACCGCGCGCCGAAAACGCCCCGCGTGAGTTCCAGAACATCATCCCGAGGCTGAACTAATGAGCACTGCGATCGCCTGGGGCAACTGGGAGCCGTACAAGGCCAAGCGTGAAGTCTCGGCTGCCGATATGTTCAATACCGAGTTCGAGCGCCAGATGAAGGTCGACAACGCGGTGCGGTCCGGTGAGGACATCGTCGCGGAGTTCGACAAGCGATCCGACGAGATCAAGAAGGTCATCGGCGTCGACCTCGGCAATCCCCTGCGTCTGCCGGTCGAGCCAGCCCAGACCGATGCCATGGGTGGCGTTATGTCACCCGGTGGCATGTGGGCAGATCACGTTGCGGCCTACAACACGAAGCTCAAGGAACTTGCTCAGAAGCATCCCGAGCATGCGACGATCATTCGGGCGGATGAGACACCGGATCTCATCGTCGCCAAGCGCAAGCAGGGTTTGGAACAGCGCTCTGCCGACCTGACCGAGCAAGCCGGGTTGATCGAAGGCCGTGAAATCCCCGTGATTGGACGGGTGCCCGTTGTTCGGGACGTGGCCGCGCTTGGCCGCAACCTTGTCGTTCACCCCATCAACACGCTCGCCCAGTTCGGCGGCAGCCTCTACGCGCAAGCGCATGACCCCGTGGAAGCGGGCATGAGCCTTCTGGGCTTTGGGGCTGGCAAGGCTGCCAATTCGATCCTGAAGACGGCACTGAAGAACGCGGCGTCGAATGCCGCGATGGAAGCGATGATGCAGCCGCTTCGCCAGGAGCAGCGCAAGAATGCTGGCCTCGACTACGGCTGGGAACGCGCCCTGATGAACATCGAGGGGGCGGCGGCGGCTGGCGCTGTGCTCGATGCCGCGGTGCGTGGGCCGTATCGAGCAGCAATTACCCGCATCGGGCGGGATGTTCCGGAAGGGCAGATGTTCTCCCGGCAGGGCCGCGGCGGCTGGCTGACCGATGCCATCCCCCAGACCGAACCGATCAAGCCGGTCGTTCGGGAACAGATCACCCCGGAAGAGCTTGAGAAGGCACGGGCGGGAGATATCACGGCCGTCGAATCCATCGCCCGCAAGACGGGGGCGATTGAGGATCCGACCGTTAAGGGTCTGCTCGATTACGCCAAGACGGGCGCTGTGATTGATGACGCCATGGTCGCACGCTTCAAACAGATGGGCATCGATCACGGGGAGGGGATGCACATGCTCTCCAACCTCATCGGCATGGAGGGGAAGGGCTATGTCCGGGCACCCGATCCGATTCCGGAAGCCAGGGCGGCGCTGGACGAAGCCGGTGCGGCAGAGCTTGCCCCTCGGGTGCAGGAGATCAACCAACGCATCGCAGAAGCCCCACAGGCGATCCGTGAGGCCGTCCAGGCTGGAATTGGGGCTGGACTACCGGAAATCGTCAAGGCAGCCCGTGCGGCCCTCTCAGGCGATCTGGACGGCATGCGGAAAGCCATTGACGAGGCAGGCGGGGCAGACCTTGTGGCCGATCGCGTCACGGTGCACACCGCAACCAATCCGATAGCCGTGGCGAAAGCTCTGCGCCGGTCACCGGAAGCGATGGATTCGAGCGTCCCGATGCGGACGGACTTCATGCGCACGGCACGGGCCTTGGCTGCCCTGGATGATGCCGCCTTCGACATGGTGCTACGCGGGCAAGCTCACCCGCTCGAAGCACAGCTTGTGGCTGATATGGTTCCGCCCGGTCATCATGCCGAGACGCTACGGAAGATTTCATCCGCCAACTTCCGCACTATTGGCGAAGTCAAGGAAGCGGTTCGCGAGCTTGCACCAGAGGACAGCGCTGCCCCGCAGACGGCAAGCCGGATTGATGATCCCTCGGGACCGCAGGCCAAGGAGCAGGTTGCGGATTTGGAGAAGTCTCTTGCGGCTGAGGTCGAAGAAGCTACGGCACCGATCAAGCGCCGTGAGGAACTGGAAAGCAAGGTCGAGACCCTGAAAGGGGAGATTGCGAAGCTCGAAGAGCAGCAGGGCAAGGCAACTCCTAAGCCAAGTGCAGAGCGCGAATACATCGACCCAGAAACGGGACAGACGGTTCCGTCGGGAGACATTGAAGCCATCGCAAACATGGCTGAATACGTCGCAGAAATGCGCCGCGTGCCGAAGCCCGAAAGTCTTACTTCGTTCTTGATTAAAAGTGGTCGCGTCAAAGACGAGTCAGGTGAACTCACCACCATGCTTGGCGGGAAAAGCCGTCAGCTAATATCTGGCAAAGGATTGCCGCTAGATAGGGCGGCTTTGCTGGCGTGGGAGCAAGGGTTTATCGATAGTGCGGAGCGCCCAACGGTTCGGCAACTGTTAGAACTTCTTGACGAAGATATCCGAGGCAACCGCGTTGTGCGGTTGGCGGATCGTTCTATAATGGACGACCTCGCGGTTGCCCGCGAAATGGAGACTGACCTTGAAAGACTCGGACTCAAAGCAGGCGCAAGCCGACAAGAAATCGAAGCGTACTTCTCCGGCGGAAATCGCCAAGGCGGGGAGGGCAGCAGTGCAACGCCTTCTCAGCGAGCGATCGAAGGGGAGCAACTTTATGCGCTCAGTGAGCCCCAAAAAGAGCGACTAGATAGAGCGAGGCAGGCCGGGTTCGATACGTCTCGCGTGCTTTACCACGGCACGGGGAACGAGATTGACGCATTCAGTTTGCGCCGCGCGCAAGACAAAGAAGGACGAGCACGCGGCCTTGGTCTTGGCAAAGGCAAGATTTATCTAACGGCCAACCAATGGTCAGCGAGCGAATGGGCGTTGCAAGCGCCATCGCGCGGCCTTGGCAGTGCGCCAAATGTCATCCCGGTCTTTGTTCGCGGCAAGCTCCTTGACGAAAAGGCATATCAGGCGAAGTTCGCTGAGTTAGCTGGCGGTCGCCAAATCTGGGACTCGACGCTGACGATGCTGGAGCGTGATGCGCTCATTGCTAAAACCGACGAGTGGGCGAAGTCTGAAGGCTATGCTGGTATCCAACAAGCCTATCGCAATCAGGCTGGCGACATTTTGGAAGTTGGCCAAGTTGCAATTTTTGACCCCTCCAACATCCGCAGTGTCAATGCCGACTTTGATCCTGCAAAGTCATCCAGCCCGAAGCTGATGGCAGCCCTCTCGCCAGACCGTGGCAAGCCATCTCTCGACGAAACCGCTCTATCCCCCGCCGACAAGAAGCTACTCGACAAGATCACCGAACGCACCGGGCTTGAACCAGACCAGATCGCAGAGCAACGCGCTCAAGGCCAGTCCTTTGGCAAACGCGCAGATGCTGCACTCGACAAGGCTATCCGGTTTGAGAAGGACGAGAAGGCCGCGACGGATATTGCCACCAAGCGGGCAGAGCTTCGCCAGGCCGAACGCGAACTCGAACAGCTTCAGATGGAGCAGGCCCGCACCATTGGCGATTCAGCCATGTTCCGCATGGTCATGGAACGGGCAGCGATCCAGCGCCAGATAGACGTCAGGCGTGCCATTGATGACGCCCTGAGCCTGGGAGACCGCATTCTCCCCGAGAACACCCGCGTCGAGGTCCGCACGGACGAGATGCGTGATCCGGTTTCCGGTGCTCTGCTTGATGCCTCGAGCGACACCATGACGGGAGATATTGCACTCGCCTCCTATGCCATGAATCCGGCGGGACGGATGGGCCATGAAGGGCTTCATACCCTTGTCACCAAGGGGCACGTCTCACCGCAGGAAGTGAAACTGCTTGCCAAGCTCGCCCGTGAGCGCGGCTTGTTCAAGGATGAGGCCCGCTATCGCGAAGCCTATGCTGGCAGAGACAACCTAGACGCCCTGATCGATGAGGAAGCCGCGGCACATGCCATTGAGGCCCGCATCAACGGTACGGATATCGGCCCTGCCAACACGATGGCAGACCGTATCAAGCAATTGATTGAGCGGATCAGGAACGCTCTTGATGGCTACGGCTTCAAGACGGCGGATGATGTTGCGAGAGCGATCATTGACGGCGAAGCGGCGCATAGGACCGCACGGGCTGAATGGATGCGCGGTGAAGTCCGAGAGAAAATGCGGGAAGCGGCTGACCGTGGTGTGACGCTGCCTGACGGAACGAATGTCAAAGGCGTTCCGCTCTATGCCATCCGCGCCTATCACGGCTCTCCGCATGACTTCGACAGGTTCGATCTATCAAAGATCGGGACCGGCGAGGGTGCACAGGCTTACGGGCATGGGCTGTATTTTGCTGAGAATGACGATGTGGCTAGACAGTATTTGCGAAAGTTGGCCGATGCCGATGCAACGCCTGGGTGGTTCCGCGATCAATCTGGCGATGTCGATTTTTTCAACGCTCCGACCGGCCTAGCGCTGTTGCGCGGTGAGCGCCGCGCAAACCTAACGAATGCGGAGCTAATTCAATCTGCACAGCAAGAATTGGCGAGGGCGCAAGGGGTCAAAAACCAGCAATTGCGTGATGTGCAGACGCGAAAGGCGCAGGCTGTTCTTGATTATGTTCAGGGCAATCCGACGCTGCGTTTTGACTGGAACCCGGCGACCGGCCGCATGTACGAGGTCAACATCAAGGCCGATCCGAACGATTTCTTGGATTGGGATAAGCCGCTAAGCCAGCAGTCAGAGAAGGTGAGGGGGGCGGCATTTGGGACCGTTCCGTCCGACAAGCGTGCCTACTTTGAGAAATGGGCAAGCGATCCTGAGGTAACAGCGCGAGATGTTTACGAGCAGATTGGCGGCGCTATAGCCCCAGGCGACGGGAAGACGCACGCATCACCAAAAGTCGCCTCTGCCCTCCGCGAAGCAGGCATCCCCGGCATCAAATACCTAGACCAAGGCTCTCGTGGTGCTGGTGAGGGATCACGAAACTATGTCGTGTTCGATGACAGCCTGATCGAGATTGTCGCCAAGGACGGGAAGCCGGTGAAGTCGGAGGCCATGTTCGCCATGCGCTCTGAACCCCTAGACATGAGCCCGGAAGCGAGGAAAGCAAGAGCGGAGCAGATGGGGTTTGATACGAGTAAGGTCTGGTATCATGGGGCATCCAGGTCAGACAGAATTGCTGACGCTGGCAAGTTTGATCCGAAGCGCGCCACATCAGGACCGATGGCGTTTTTTACAGACGACCCGACGATTGCGTCGAACTATGCAAAGGGCAAAGCAGACACATCTCTCAACGACGACGGTGACATCTCCAAGTACTTTACTGTCTCGCCAAAAGACGTTGGAGATGCCAGGGGGCGAACGCCGTACAGTGTTGAACAAACATGGTATCGACTGCCGCCTGAACAGCGATCGCAAATTGCGGCCAGGGCAAAGCGCGTTGGGTACGAAAACCCACAAGAGGCAACTGGACCATTGACGCTTCACAGCGAAGGTACAGATGCGTCTCTCAATGGGGATCATTTCGATTACATCTTGAGGACTGAGGCGCGTGGGAACGTCCTCACGGCGCTTCGCATCATGTGGCACGACAGCGGCGAACTGTTCGGGCAACCGGAAGCGATGATGGATATCTGGCGCTTAGCTGGATATCCCCACAAGATCAGCGAAAAGACGGCTCCATGGTATGAAGCGCAGGGCGTTTTGCCGGTCTACATGAAGATGAAGAACCCGCTAGACACCAGCGATATGGCATCGCTTTCGCGCGTAGCAGACGCACTAGACGAAGCATTTAAGCGTGACCGCACTAGGCTCAAAGAATACGGTGCTGATGGCTGGGATAAAAACTCGCGATATACGCCGAGGGACTGGGTGAAAACTCTCAAAGACGACATTGCGGCAGGCAAAAGCAGCTTCGTCTTCACGTCCATCCCCGACAAAGTGACTGAGCAACTGCGGGCGCTCGGATACGACGGGATCATTGATCGCGGCGGTAAAATGGGTGGTGCTGGACACGACGTTGCGATCCCGTTTGATCCGCAACAGGTCCGTTCTGTAAACGCTGAGTTTGATCCGTCTCAATCAGGATCAGCAAAGCTGCTCGCAGCCATGCGCTCTGAAGACGCCCCAGAGATCCCACCTCTCAAATCAGACATGGCCATTGTAGACCGTCTGAACTCCCTTAAAGAATTGATCGAGGCTTGCCGATGAGCTTGGCACAGTGCTTCTCGAAAGCCCGCAAATTCGGTGTCATATCCTCGCTTGAGGAAATCGACCTCAAGGCCCGCTATGACAAGATCATGGCTGAGGCGACCGATCCCGCCGCCGCACGCAAGCAAATGGCGCTGGAACTGCAAACCGAAGCCGAACACCGCAAGCGCGTGGCCCTCCTGTCCGAAGCCGCCCGTGCCCGGATATTCGACACCCTCAACAACTATCGCAATCTGAACGGCGAGGTCGACAAGGCCGAAGCCTTCGTGATGCTGCATGAAAACTTTGGCCGTCTTGGGAGCTACATCGACGACGCCGTTTCCAAGCAAGACGTCATCATCCGAACAGCGCAACGAGAACTTAAGCTTGTTCTAAAAGAGTTCAAACGCGGTGCATTCACGGGCGACCGTCGCAGGCAAGGTAAGTGGGTCGGCAATAAAGCCGTCGGCGTTCGCATGGACAACTTCGTCAAGGAGCTGTTCGGGGAGACGACAGGAGACGCTACAGCCAAGGCCATGGCCGATGCCTGGGTGAAGGTATCAGACGAACTCAGGGAACGGTTCAACGCAGCGGGCGGCGCTATCGGCAAGCTCGAAAAATGGGGCCTGCCTCAGTCGCACAACCGCGAAGCCCTCATCAATGCCGGAAAAGAAGGCTGGATCGAATACATGATGGGCGATCGCGTTCTTGACCGGGAGCGCACGGTTCACCCCTTAAGCCGCAAGCCCTATAGCGATGGAGATCTCAGGGAAGCTCTTGGCGTGGCTTGGGACCGGATTGTCACTGACGGCTGGATCGACCGTGAGATTGAGACGAGCGGCATGGGCGCGCGTCCCGCGCTCTATCGCCAGCACTCTGACCACCGGTTCTTGCATTTCCAAAACGCGGAAAGCTGGCTTGCCTATCAGCGTGAGTTCGGTCAGCCCGATGTGTTCGCCACCATCATCGGCCACGTCAACACCATGGCCCGTGACATCGCCCACATGGAGACGTTCGGACCTAACCCGAACATGGTCCGCGATTACATCAAGGCGATCCTCAAGCAGGAAGCCGCCAGCCAACGGGCGATGGATGTCATCTTTGCGGAGAAGAAAGTCCGCATCGAACGGCTGAAAGAGCAGTTCCCGGCCGTCAACGAAGACCCCAGGTGGAAGCGCATTGAAGATACCATGGATCGGCTGAAGACCATTCATGCAGAGCTTGCCACCTTGCGCAAGTCGTTCAAGCCGAACGAGGGGCCATCAAAGCGCACCAAGGCCAAGATGGACGAACTCTATAAGAAGATGGAGTTCGAGCACGAGATGCTTCGCAAGATCGAAGCTGAGGCCAACGACTTCACCATGTTCATGCATGACGACCCGCTCGTCGAGAACGCGGCGCGGGCAGAGATGGTGCAGCTCATCAACGAGATTGCCGAGCCGTTTGGTATCGCACGGGATATGACACCACAGGATGCGTCGGACTATCTAGCAGGACGGTTCAAGCGTGCCGACGCCATGTGGGAGATCATGCGTGGCTCGGCTCCGGTCAATCTGAAATGGGCCAACCGGATGGCCAGCACTCGCAATGTGGTGACAGCAAGCTCTCTTGGTGCCGCCTGGCTATCGTCCTTGTCAGACCCGGCTTTCGGCCAAGACATGCGCATGCGTCTCGGCATGTCGTTTGCGGAATCGAATGCTTGGCGTTTGATGGCGCGCGTCATGATCGAGATGATTACCATGGGGAAAAGGGAGGATGGGATTGCCGCCTCCCTTGGCCTCGATAGCGCAATGAACGTGATGCAGCAGTCGTCCCGCATGATGGGCTCGGTCGACATGCGTGGCTGGACCGGGTTCGTGGCTGATCGTGTCTTGACCAATGGTCTGTTGGCTCCCTGGACGCAGGCTGGCAAGCATACGGCGGGCCTCGACGTCATGCGCTACGCGGGCAAGATATCGGGCTTCGACTTCTACAAACTTCCAGAAGGCATGCAGAAGGCTCTCAAGACGCACGGCATTGACGCTGCGTCTTGGAATGAGATCCGAACGGCTCCCTTGCACGAGGGCATTCTGAGGCCCCACGAGGTCGAGAAATGGGCGGGGCGCAAGCTTGGCGAACGCTATCTGGCGATGATCCTCAAAGAAACCCGCTACGCCGTTCCTGAAAGCACCGTCGAATCACGTTCTGTCTTCACGGGTCTTCAGGCAGGCACGTTCCTTGGTGAAGCGGTGCGTTCGGCCGGGATGTTCAAGGGCTTTGCAACCTCCATCGTATTCCTGCAGATGCGCCGGGTGGCGCGGGAACTGATGGCCGGGGACAAGAGCGCGGCTAGTTATGCCGGTGCTCTCCTGTTGACCTCGACCCTGCTTGGTGCCTTTGCCATGGCGCTAAAGGACGTCAAGGACGGGCGCGATCCACGCCGTTGGCTGGATGAAAAGACTTGGCTGGACGCCCGCATGTGGGGCGCGGCCCTGCTGCAATCCGGTGGCCTCGGCATCTTTGGTGACCTGCTGTTCTCGGACGTCAACCGCTTCGGGGGCGGGCTAGGGGAGACCATCGCAGGCCCGCTTGGCGCTCGTGTCGATACGGCCAAGGACATTCTGATCCAAGCCCCAATCAATGCCATGTATGGCAAGGATACCAAGCTCGGCGCCAACGCGGTGAAGTTCGCCAAGCAGTGGACGCCTGGGCAGAACCTCTGGCCGATCGGCCTCATTGCGCAGCGCCGGTTGTTCGAACAGGCCCAAATCCTGATGGACCGCGAGGCTCATTCGGCCTTCAAGCGGGACATCACCAAGCGCCGCAAGGACTACGGCCAAGACTACTGGTGGCCACCGGGCGAGACGAGCCCGCGCCGCGCGCCCGACCTCACGAGAATTTTCGCGACCAGATAGCGCGAAACAGCAACCACAAACGTCGTTCATTATGGTAAGTGCCAACTGATTCGTTGGTGCGCGTCTGCGTTTGTCAAGAACGGAGACCAGACGTGGCCAGCATTGGCTTTATCCCGACCAAGACCAGCATCGAGGTTCGCGAGCCCGACGGCGACGCCGGGACGATTCCGGCCTCCACCCCGTCCAATGCGGGGTGCATGACGGCAGAGCAGGCCAAGCAGCTTTTGGAGCTTTGGCAGTGGCACCGGACGCATGTCGGCACTGGCGCACCGGTCATCATCGAGCACGCGGTCGACACGTCGGACTTCGTCAACCGGCTCGAGCTCAAGGCCATGATTCAGCAGTTGCCGCGGGCGTTGGACGCCACCCCGCAGATCACGGCATTGCGCGCGCGCATCGATGATCTATCGCAGCGGCTCAACAGTGAAGCTCGATCAGCGCTTCCCGCGCCGGCAGATGGATCGATCAAGGCCGTCGACGAAGCCGCCCGGAATGTCCTTGACGTCGTTCTCGTTCAATACGAGGCGCTGGACGAGCGTGTCCGCCGTCTCGAGGGGATCATTGAAACGCTGAAGCAGGTTGCCGAGGCGAAGGCTGAAGAAGCAGCGAGGGCGGCATGAACCTTTCAGACAAGGGCCTCGACTTCATCGTCAGCTTCGAAGGGCTTCTAAAGAAGCTGCCCGATGGCAGGTACATCGCGTACCGCTGCCCGGCAAACGTGGCCACCATCTACGCAGGCTGCACCGAGGGCGTCACTGATGGAATGATCGTGACGGAGGATGAGGGCAAGGCGATGTTCCGCCGTGAACTCGCCAAGCACGAAGCTGCCGTCCGCCGTCTCGTGACCGTCGATCTGACACAGAACCAGTTCGATGCGCTGGTGTCGTTCTCCTATAACGTCGGGGCCGGAGCGCTCCAGAAGTCCACCTTGTTGAAGCACTTGAACAAGGGCGATTATGCCCGTGCCGCTTCGCACTTTGCCGACTTCAAGAAGGCGGGCGGCAAGGTGCTAAAGGGTCTCGTCCGTCGCCGCGCCGCTGAAGCTGCGCTGTTCATGGATGACGATGAGCCGACCGACATGGTCCAGAAGGTGGACAAGCCTGATACCAAGATGAAACTGGCTGAGGTGGTCGGCAAGGTTGCGCTTCCGACCGGGGCTGTAGCTGGCACCGGAGCGACGGTCGCGACCAAGGAACCAGCAAAGATCGACCCCAAGGCTGCAATCGCCAAGGGCAAAGAAACTCGCGAAGTCATTGAGCAAGCCAAAGACCTCGGGATCTTCGCTCGAGATATGGGCAAGTGGGCCATGGGCGACGGCATGTTCATTGCGGGCGGGATTCTAGCGGCGGGTGCCGCGGCTTGGTGGTGGAGCAAGCGATGAGAGAACTCGTGATTATTGGCGTCGCCGGGGCTGCCCTGGTTGGTGCCTTTACCTTCTACGGTGAAAAGAAGGTCACACAGGAGCGTGCGCGCGTCGAACAACAGGCAATCAAGAAGGATGGAAAAGCTCAAACCGCTCGCTCTGCTGCTGCCGCTAAGCCTGATGGGATGCTCTCAAAGCACTGTCGAGATTGCGGACAGTCCGGCGCTGTGTCGATCGTGGAAGCCGGTGACGGTATCAAAAAATGACGTTCTGACGCGGCAGACCGCAGAGGAAATCGCCGCCAACAATGCGGCGCAAGAGGTCTGGTGTCCGTCGAAGTTCGCGTCTCCGTTGGTGCGTGCGTAGATTCACTTCACACGAGCACGCTATGAGCACGCATGCCATTCCACCGACTGCCAGACCACATCCGCAAGCACCCGGACGTGCAGGACGCATGGCATCACCACCACGCGGAACGCATCGACAAGATCGAATCCCACCAATCGAAGAACGATGGTCTAGGCCACCTCACGCACGCCCTGTTCGCTGGGAAGGTCAAAACCCCGTGGGGAGATCTCCCGCTCCCGTTGGCCATCATAGCGGCTGGTTACACCATCTACAAAAACCCGGACTTGCTTTTAGGGCTGTTCGGGCCGTGACGTGGTGTGTTGCCATCGTGATGGTTGGCTTGGCTGCTGGTAAAGTCGTCTCCACGAAGATGGAGAGGGGCCAGCACGTCAGGTTAGACTTACGAGGAAGCTAGAGGGCTCCCGAAGTTTGCTTCGGGAACATGCCCCAGAAGCGAGGAAACATAGGCGCTTTGCATAGCTCAGATCGACGGTCAAATGTCAGGATTTGCCGTCGCGATCTGGCTGACTGCAGATCGCAAGTTGTTCGGCAGTGTCATATCCCGGTTGTATCGGCGCATTTGAACGGGCTGGCTCTCGCGAGAAGGGTATTTCGCATCCAGCTCGGCTTCGATTTCGTCGGCGGCGTCGACGGCCAGCGCCAACAGTTGGCGCAGATCCTCCAGAGGCACCGATAGACAAACGACATCCGACATTGACGGACTCCTATTCCCTTTTATGGCTTGGCCGGCGGCCAAGTAAATGACTTGCGGCACTTGCGCGACGCGACCCACTGCGCTTTCTCCGGCGTGCACCCTTTGCGAACGTAGTGCACGGACCATGCAATCTGGCGCAGCCGTTCGTTGTCGTTGCAAACGTACGATAGCAGCATGTCTGGAGGCATGGCGTATCGGGTCCTAGTTTGTCACAAACTTCATGAGATTGACCGCCGCGCTATCGACGATCGACTGCTGGCAGGTCGAGTGCCGAACATGCCACGACCCGTCATCCAGCAGCACAACGCAAACGACAGCACGCATGCGATCTGCATCGACCGCTAATGTCTCAATCACTTCTGCCGGCGTCGTCGATGCTGACCCAATTCGCACGATGTCTGCCATCGTCTACCCCTGTTCCTTGTGTTTGCAGAGACAGCACCGCCGACCGGGGCGGCACCAGATCGTGAAGCATATGAACCGCAGCATCTTGGTCTCCATTATTGAACTCGTTCGAGGATGCCTGTGTGCGGGCACCATTGGTAGCCATCTGGCGCAAGCATGTCGGGTTGCGATTGGGAAAGCGTTTCAACGATCTGCCTTAGCTGCGGATCTGGTGGTGACGGCATGTGCTGCAAGCAACGCCACCGCCCCGGCTGCCCTTTGGCGTTAACGCGGTACAGGTCGACGCCATCCCTAGGCTTCCCGCCGCACGTCTCGCACTGCATCTGCCTCTCCCCTATTCCTCATCTGCCATGCGTTCAATGGCAGCATCCCAGTGAATGTAGTCACCGGCTCGCGGCAGCAGCAGGTTCATCGCCGTATCCGTCATCATCAGGCGATCCGGCAGATGATAAAAAATCTGGTAGCAGCACCATCCGAGCGACCATGTCACCCATCCGTGCCAGCCTTGCCACCGTGACCAGTCCATAGTCATGCCTCCTCTAATCTCGCCCGCCACGCGGGCCGAACTCGTCATAATATCGGTCTTTCGACCATCCCGGCGGGCCTGCCGCAATTGCGGCTTTCACGCTCTTATTGCGAAGATCGAACCACGCAATCCGCGCCGCTTCGACTTCGCCGGAAATGTCACGCGGCTTGCGCCCGCCCTTTAGGCCATTCTTCGCGCCCGAGTGACCGCGCGCCGCCGACGCCAGACGCTCAATCACTTCCTGCACGAACAGGTCGCGCTGCTCTGGAATGGCAGTGTGCCAGCGCTTCGCCAGATCATACGCCGATGCGCCCCGCGCTTCGATAGCGCGCAAGGTTTTCCAGAACATTGATCGCGGCTTGTCGTTCGTGCGTGACTTCGCGGGCACTAGCAGGTGGCCTTGCGTCACCACCAGCACATCGCCACGGCGAAGCGATGCCACGACATCGGCAACCGTCACGCCGGTCTTTTTACTGACCTCGTACAGTCCGCGCTCTGGCACGCCGAACTCGCGAAGCAGCTTCACTTGCGCCGAAGCCGGGAAGCGCTTCATGTCGTGAGCAAGTCCGCGTTTCTGTCTTTCTGTGAACATGTTTCGCAGAATGCACGAAGCCGGTTGCGCGATCAAGTAGAATATGCTTTATTCACACCATGAGCGGCGACGTTGCCGCGTGAGATTAGAGGCCGGAACGATGGCGCGTCACGATTGCGATATCTGCCGAGGATCGGGGACAGTCAGGCTTCCCGTCTATCATCGCGTATCTGTGCGATATGAATCGGACAGCAAAATATCGCCGTCATCTGTTGAGACGGCGCGCGCCTTTCCGTGCCCGGAGTGCGCACCAAAGGTTGATCACGAGCGCATTGCACTTGTCTACAGTGAGGTTCAAGCGTCCGCTCAATACAGCGCAGAACCCGAATATCAGGCTGCGATATTGCGTGATGCTGCCCATGCAATCGTCGATGAATTGCTGCGAGGCGGCTACATCAAGCAGGTCGTGGGCGATCTCGATAATATGTCTATGAGTAACCCGATCCGGTGCACGCTTGGCGTCGTGTCGCCGTCCGTTGTTGCGACGATGGAAGCTAGGATTGCAGAGCGCCAGGGCGAAGTTGCGGATCGAGTGGCGGAAGAGGCTAAGCGCTTGATCGGTGTTTGGGGGTCGCACTACGGGCACACGACGTTAACAAAGGATCAAGCGTGCCGTTCTGTCTCTGAGGCGCTTGACGCCATCAAATTGAAGATGAAGCAAAAGTAGAAAAAGGGCCGGTCGCATGACAAACGAGCAGCGCAAGCTACTGGAGCCGTATGCGATGTTGCTCGCGCGGGCGCATCAGCGCATTGTGGACATGAGCGACGAGGATTTGGCCGCGATGGATGCGGCGATCAAGTCGGCAACATCGTCAAACTGCTGGTATGCAATCTACCAAGTTGCGAAGTTGCTGGAAAACGAGGTCGCTGGGCAGAAGTTGCTTCGCGCGCGCAAGCCAGCAGCATAAAGAACGAACAGCACAAAGGGCCGGGACGATGGCAAGCATGAAGGTGTCACTGGACGGCCTGATGGTCGGCGTTGAGCGTGCCCTGCGGTCAAGCAAGGAAGATATGGCGTGCGCCTATGCGTACTCGCTTATGGAATTTGCTGAAAATCTTCGCCTCGTTAAAGAAGGCAAGGCGACGCCAGATGAGCTATTCGCCCTTTACACGATGGGCGAGAAGGAAGGCGACGGCCTGACGAAACGCGTCGAAAAGCGGTACTACGACTGTATGCAAGATGAACCGGAAGATGAGGACGAGGCGGCATGACGGACGTTCCATCGGAAGACGCGACAACCGCCTACCGGGCGACGTTCGAGCAAGAGATTGACGATATCGCGCGCCGCATCGTTGCGTCTGTCACGCCAGCCCCACACCCGCATGCGGGTGGCATTCTGTTGCTTTGTGCGACCCGCTTGATCGGCCACCTGTCTGGTCATCTGGATAACGTCCGCGCCGCCACTGGCAAAGATCGGTATGGCGCGGAAGCATCGATGCACGAGGCGTACAGACTTATTGATGCCGGACGCCCCCAACCGAATTGATCAAGAAAGGCCGGGACGATGCTTCGCAAAGTAGATTACAGCAAGCCGATCACGGGCGACGACATTCGGGAGATTGTCGCGTTCCTGGCGAGCCTCGACATGCACACCTCGCTAGAGGCGTGGCAGTATCCCGGCCAGACGCTCTTGCGTGCTGCCGACGATATCGACCGCTTGCGCACTCTTGAGGCTCGCGATGCGAACGCCGCCGCGACGCTTGCCGATGCTTACGGGCCGGACTGGCGCGGCGTGCTGAAATCAATCACTCCGCAAGTGTAGAAAAAGGGCCGCACACATGACTGATACAAGCGGGGAAGCCGTTATTGAAGACGGACACATTGTGATCCGGTTTCGGATCGATGCGCTACCAACGGCGGTTGCCGGTGCCGCAGCGCTTGGCACACTTGACGCGCCGTTCAAGGTGACGAACGCGGAAGCGTTTGCAAAAGACCTCGTGTCGCAACTCAACGAGGAAGACGAGCAGGGCACAACGATGATCCATCGGATGATGGACGAAGCCTTTAATCAGGCAGCTGACCAAGGCGCGTTCGGAACCAGTATCAGCGACGACGACGAAGACTGAGGAAAAAGGGCCGCCCGGATGCCTGCCGCGTACTACAGCTACGACGAAGCGAACAAGCGCAAGCGGCTATGGAACGGCGCTTGGTCAAAGGTGATTTGGGTTGATGACGCGGGAGCGAATGTGCTCGCTGTCATTCACTGGATGGGCGGCGGCTACAAGGTTGTGGGGCGCTACCTGCGTGATGAAGATCGACGGGCGGTGGCGCACGCGGAACGGTGCTCCGCAGACGGATACTGCCCGACGAATGCCGATGACGGCGACGGCTACCGCAAGGCATTGGCTGACGAACGCAACCGCACATAAAGGGCCGCGTGCATGAATGACGATCTGAAAGCGGCCGCGCGTGAAGGCTTCACCGAAGGCTGGCGAAGCCGCCCATATGGTGCCGATGCTTGGCGCGCTGGTTCATCCGCTGTGCGCCGTCGCCCTTGTTGGCGAGGAAGGTCTTTGCCGCATGCCGTATGACGCGGTTAAGAACATTCGCCGCAGCGACGTTGGCGACCGCATCATCCGTCGCTTGATTGACGCTCACGCTTGAACACAAAGGGCCGCACGCATGAAATTGAAGTGCACCATTCGCAGCGATGCATTCGTCGAACCGTGCGACGGCTTGCGAAAACTCACTGGGTCGGCAGTCGATCTGGTGCAGTACACCAACTTCAAGACGATGCAACCGTCGCGCTCGTTCGTCACAATCAAGAGCGGCGATTTCCGCAAGCAAGGGCTTGTGGCGAACTTCTGCCCGGTGTGCGGCGAGCGGATCAATCATGCAGTCGAAGGCGCCCACGCGGCGTGAACACAAAGGGCCGGGCTGTGGAGCAAGACTGGAAAGTGCTACGCGAAGCCGCCCGTCTAATCGGTTGCGCTGCTCATGCGGCTTACATGTGCACACTGCGCGGCGACGTTCCTGCGGGGTCGTTAGACAATTTCAAACCCCAGGTCGGGCGCATGGCCATGGAGGTAAGCTCGTTCTACCACGCTTTTGATCCGGCTGGTCCGACGCGCGGTTACGACCCGCTCAACTCGATTGGCGTACTGGATCGGATCGCGTGGGAGCCTGTGATGACTCCGGAGAAATGGAACGAAGGCGTCGAGGACAAAGCCGATTGGGAGACGCCGTCGAATGAGTGCGTTTACTATCTGCGGACGCTTGATGGGCGAGAGTTTCGGTGGACGAACAGTAAGCTGATCCTTGTCCCCGACACGCCGCAATTTAAGGCAATGAACAACCGCACATAAAGGGCCGGACCAGTGACCAAGCTCACCGAAGAGTGTCAGCTAAACGAGCGTGAGCTTGCGAGGGCATCAGAAATCGCCAACGCAACATTGCGTGCGACTGCTGGCCAGCAGCGCGGCATGC